CGGGCGCCAGTGGGGAACACGCAATAAATTCGTTTTTGGTAAGTCTGCTATACACCCCGTTTTCTATACTGGGCGTGCTTACCTCAGCGAACTTATTGCGTTCACCTTCATACTAGCACAATCCAGGCAAAAACGCAAGACAGCCCAGGAAAACTTTTCCCAGGCTGCTGATTCTTGCGGTGTTAATTTTTAAATCTTTATATTACACATATTATAACACATGACTGACCAAAAATCCACATCCTGAATAGACCTCCACACAGGGGGGAGAGGGTGATTGCCCAGATAGCCCTAGAATCGATTTTAAGCCCCGTACAGGCGTTTTGGATTTATTTTAAGACAATCATCCACAAGATTACTTGAATGTCTCAGAGATACCTTAATTTTCGTTTTTGGAAAATAACCTGGCCTCAGCTGCATCCCGTGACAGGCGTGACAGATGCGTCACATGCCCCTCAGCCCTTGGGAGAGTAAGACTCAAGCCACTTTAGTGTGACGCATTCTCTGTTTTTCTCTATACTTCTCTATATAGAAGAAGAAGAATTCTATATTATATATGAGATTTGGCCTGCAAATGTCACATGAAATGGCTTACAATCCTTATGGCTGTAAGTGTGACGCATCTGTCACACTGCTTTTCTTTCAGTCACATTTTCATCGTTTTCAATGGCTATTGGTCTATACCACACCCCCAATCAAAGCGTGGACTTCGGAAGGCCGGCCATTGAGAAAAAATCGAAACGAATAGGCTACTCAAGGTTAATAATATATAAATCAAATTAAATGACGAAATTGTTCCTGCTTTGGTAGTCCCAGCTGATGTTTGCACTTTGAGGCGCAAACATAACCAGCGTAGTTTTAAGTACGGAGGTTAGCCAGTTGCATGTCCGTACAATCGTGTGGACATCAAACAGGAACACTTTGCAATATTCCCGCCTGCTTAGCTCACAAGAAGATCATGCTGGTTCAGAAACGGCCGGGCAACAAAAAAATCAAACGTTCGCATGAGACAAAATTGAGACAAACAAAGCAGGTGAAGATGGTATATTTGTAGTATAGAAAATTAACGGGACAGCTCTAGCAGCTGTCCTTTTTAGTTTGCTTGAAGGGAGGGAAAAGGAATATGGCACAGAGAGTCCAGTCAAGCCTAGTAGCTTTGGTAAATGGTAATCCAAACCGCAAGACCAAAAAGGAATTGAAACAGAACATCAAGAATGAACGGCTACTAGCTGTTGATGATGACAAGCTATCTAAAGTTCCCACCTGGTTAGATGCCTATGGCAAAAAAGTTTTCAAAGAAACTGTGGATACATTCAAGGCTACTACGCTATACAACAATGCTGACGTAACCACCATTGCCCGCTATGCTGACATGATGAGTGAGCTAAAGAAGTGTAATGACGAATTGAAAAAGTCTGGTCGATCAAACGAAAAAGGCGACCCTTCTGGTTTCCTTTCTCTAAAGATCAAACTAAACACGGAGCTGGACAAGTTGGCAGATAAGCTAGGCCTTATGCCTACGTCAAGAACTAGCCTGGCCTTGAACTTGAAAGACGACCTTCAATCTAAGGCTAAAAAGGAAGCATTGGCGGAAGGTGATGATTTCGATGAGTTCGGATAAGAAGCCTAAAGCATGGAATGGCAAGCAGCCCGCCAAGGAAGAAAAGAAGAGCGAACGGTTTGGGACTAACAATAATGAGTTCTACCGTTCAGCATCCTGGCGATCAATTAGGCAGCAGGTGCTTCAAAGAGACATGCACCTATGTCAGATTTGCAAGGCTGAGGGGCGCTATACGTTAGGCGATACTGTCCATCACATTGAGCCACTCAGAAAAACTGGAGATGATTCATACAAGGCTTTCAGTATGGATAACTTAATCACAGTGTGCCGGCAGTGTCACAACCGCCTGCACCGTGAAAAGGGTATGAAGCTTCAAAAGAAAATTCGCTACATCAAGCCAGATGATAAGACAGAAGTCTTTAAGCCTAACGATGAAATTTGGTAGGAGGTGATAGGTTGAATTATGCTGAATCACCAGACAATCCACTGAACATGAATACAAGGGGAATTGAAGAGTGGGTCAAGAACTATAAGGAGCAGGAACGTGAAGCATTCCATATTGTTTCTAGCCCACTCCCAGCGCTCGCTACAGAGGCGTATGCACGAGATGTTGTCAATGGCGTACAGATAGCCTGCAAGGAAGTTAAACGGGCTTGTATGCGATTTTTGCGAGATCTGGAGCGAAGCAGGACTGACCCCAATTTCATGTGGAGGTTTGATGAGTCAAAGGCATGGCGGCCAATCAGATTTATTGAACAGAAAGTAACACCAAGTAAGGGGACAATCCGGCGACTAGTTCTCCAACCCTGGCAGCACTTTGTAGGTGGTAATATGTTTGGCTGGGTTCACAAGGAAACAGGTCTAAGAAGATTCAGGGAAGCGCTGATCTTCATGGGACGTAAGAACGGTAGAGTTTTGCCGTTGTAAAAGTGCGGTAAATCGGTGAAAACCTCATTGAGAAGACACCGAGATAACTAATCAGATTGCGAAAGGCTGGTTAGCATTGGAGAGCATAGAGGTTGAACAAATATAATACCTCCACGAGACCGCACCTGGGCTAACCCAGAAAATATATGCCGAACTAGTAGGCGACTACTAGAAGCCAGGATAAAAAGCCTGTGCGATAACACAAATGAAAACTACGCTTGAGTCTGGTCTGGCTGACTACATGGTTGGCTTTGACGGAGAACACGGAGCGAACGTATATTTTCTTGCGAACTCACAAAAACAATCATCAATCCTTTTTCAAGAAGCTAAGAACATGATTGACAGCTCGCCATGGCTGTCAGACAGATTCAGAACGACACGTTCAGAAATTCGTTTCCCAGCAACTAACGGTTCAATCGTTGCCATGTCTGCTGAAAAGAAAGACAAGGACGGTGAAAACTTACATTTCGGCGTGTTCGATGAAATTCACGAGTATAGAGACTATTCTTTGATTAACGTTATGAAGCGGTCCCGTGGGACACGTACCCAGCCCTTGATCGTTTATATCACGACTGCGGGCTATGTATTAGACGGGCCATTGGCCGACATGATAGATCAAGGTGAAGATTGTCTCAACAATTACGAAGATGACGTTGATGAGCGTACGTTCTATTTCCTTTGCAGCCTTGATGACAAGAGGGAAATGGACGACCCTAGAATGTGGGTTAAGGCTAATCCAAATATTGGGCTGATGGACTTAGCTGGTATGCTCGGTGACTATAAGAAAGACAGACGCAGCCCTAAGGAAAAAGCGGACTGGATGACCAAGCAATTCAATTTGTTTGCAGAAACAGATGAGCTTAGCTTTATCTCTCCAGAAACGCTAAAGAAAAATACTCGCAACATCGACCTGGACATACTAGAAGGTCGTCAATGCGTGGGCGGGTTCGACTTATCAGAAACAGAAGACTTTACAGCCGCTTGTTTGGAATTTCCACTTGATGACGGTTCAGTATTTTTCCTTGAGCACTCTTGGGTTCCGCAACCTCGCTATGAACGAGACAATAATCAAGAGCGCATGAGAGCTTGGGAAGAAGCCGGAGACCTAACCATAATCCCTAAAGACTTTGTGGACTATGAGTACGTACTGGACTGGTTCAAAGAGATGTCTGAGAAATACGACATCTTGCAGATCAACTACGACCCAGCCAAGGCCCTTAGATTAAACAAAGCTTTGGAGCTGGAGGGGTTTGTCACCAACATTACCAGACAAGGGGCTATTACTTTGTCCGGGCCAATGCAGAATCTTAACGAAATGTTTTTGGACGGCAAGGTTGTCTTTAATAACCAATCAATGTTTAAGTGGTACGTCAATAACGTTCGGCTTGTAAAAGACCGCAACGATAACTGGCTGCCAAGCAAGACTAGCATGTCAAGAAAGATTGACGGCTTTGCCGCAGCTCTTGACGCACACACAACAGTAATCAATATGCTTATGGAGAAGGACGAGGGAATCCGACACGAGCATGTTTATCTCATTCCGCTAAACGGAGGAGGTGATTAAACCAGATGTCATTTATGAGTAAGGTTCGCCAATTCTTTGGCGTTCACGACCAAGCAAATCAGATTGTTCAGAATCCTATACCACAGCCTTTAGACATGGCAGGTGTGAAATTAGAACAGGCTACATTTTCAAGAGAACATATTCTTGAAAGCAACGAGTACATTTTCAGTATTGTCACTAGACTATCAAACGTGCTAGCCAGCTTGCCTCTGCATGAGTATCAAAATTACAAGCAAATGGATAACGAGCCTTTAGCTGATTTGCTGAAAACTTCACCAAATCCTAATATGACGGCTTTTGAGTTCATTGCTCGTTTGGAAACTGACCGCAACGTAAGCGGCAACGGCTATGCGTGGATTCAAAAAAGCTTGAGCACAGGCGAGCCTATTGCTTTGTGGCCGCTTGACCCAAATACGGTATCCATTCTAAGAAACACGGACAACAACAGTTACTGGTATAGAGTAACTAGTGATATTTACAATTTCACTATCCCTATCAATGATGTGATTCACGTTAAACATGTCGTGCCAAGTAACAGCTGGTACGGCGTTTCGCCAATCGATGTGCTTTCATCATCTCTGAAATTCCAGAGAAGCGTTGAGAACTTTTCACAGAATGAAATGGAGAAGAAGGACAAGTTTGTTCTGCAATATGACCGTTCAATCTCTCCAGAGAAACGACAAGCAATGGTTAACGACTTCCTCCGAATGGTCAAGGAAAACGGCGGTGCCGTAGTCCAGGAAGCAGGTTGGAAGGTAGATCGGTATGAATCTAAGTTTGAGCCTGCTGACTTGAGCAGTGTTGAACAGATCAGCCGTATCAGAATTGCTACGGCCTTTAACGTGCCTATCTCATTCTTGAATGATGACCAGGCCAAGTCTACTACCAATGTTGAGCACGTAACTCACAGTTGGACCATGACCTTGATGCCGATTATCAGACAATACGAATCACAATTCAACATGAAGCTCTTTACTCCAGGAAAGCGGGTAAAGGGTTTTTACTTTAGTTTCAATGTTAACGGCCTACTTCGTGGTGATACGGCTGCTAGAACGCAATACTACCAGACGCTTACTCGGAACGGTATCTTCAAGCCAAATGAAATCAGAGAGCTTGAGGGGCAAGCACCTATCCCAGATGAAGCGGCAGATCATTTGTATATCTCTAAAGACCTTTATCCACTTGATAAGTACTACGATGCCATCCTTGATAACAAGATTCAAACGGATGCCAGCGTAGCTGCACCTAAGCAGGAGGGAGGTGAAAACACAAATGAAAATGGATTACAAAGCACTGAGCCAGAAGGAAGCTGAGATTGATATTGAAGGCGAAATCACTTCCCAAATCTGGGATGACAGTGATACGTCAGCAAGTCAATTCAGAGACTTGTTGAAGCAAGTTGGCGATGTAAAGGCTATTAACCTGCATATCAATAGTCCAGGTGGTGACGTCTTCGAAGGCGTATCTATCTACAATATGCTCAAGCAAAGCAAGGCTGACATTAACGTTTATATTGACGGATTGGCAGCATCCATTGCCAGCGTTATTGCAATGGCAGGCGACAAGATCATCATGCCAGAAAATTCAATGCTCATGATTCATAACCCGTGGACTATTGCCCAAGGTAACTCTAAGGAATTGCGAAAAGTTGCTGATGACATGGACAAGATGGGTGAATCTATCAAGACTTCATATCTGTCCAAGTCTAACGACAAGTTGGATGCTGACACTTTGACCCAGCTCATGGACGAAGAAACCTGGCTGACGGCTAAGGAAGCAGCAGAGTATGGTTTGGCTGATGAAGTACTTGAACCTGTAAAGATGGTAGCATGCTTGACTGAAGAACAAGCCAAGAGTTTCAAGCATACTCCAAAGTCATTGGTTACTGCTCACCCAGTTAATGAACAAAAAGCGGAATCAAAACAAGAAGAAGAATGGCGCAGAAAACTGCGGCTGTCAGCTCAAGAGTCATTGAACTATTTGAACGACAGCTTTTTATTTTAAGGAGAAGAATTTATGGCTCACAAAATGAACTCTTATGAATTGAACGCTCAGCGTTTGAACCTCAAGGAAACCCTGGCAGATGCCGAACAGCGCATTATTGATCTGTCAGTTGACCCAAATGCTGACAAGGACCAAATCGACGTTGCTAAGAAGCACCGTGATAATTTGAAGGCTAAGTTTGAAGTTATCAACGAAGCCTACGAAAAGGCCGCAGCCGAAGAAATTAAGGCGGCTACTCCAGTGAACAAGCCTAAGGGAGAAGTTGTCATGACTCCAGAACAAAAGAAGGAAACCATCGTTGCAGCATGGATTCGGAAGACCATGAAGCCAGAAGATGCAGCAGTCCTGGAAAAGTGGCACTCAGTCAAGGACGAATTGAAGGATGATAAGGACACTACTAATGGTTCTGATATTCTGCCAATCAACGTTGCAAGCGACCTTGTTTACGAACCACTGGCTACTAACCCACTTCGTGAAATGGAAGAAGTTTCAACTGTAACCAACTTGGTATTGCCTACTATTGCTTTCGAAGTTGTAACTGGCGCAGTTAAGGACGGGGATGCAGCTAAGAACGCAACTGTAAAGGGTGGCGAAATCGAATTTGGCCGCTTCAAGACTAAGGTTCGTGCAGGTATCTCAGAAACCATTTTGAACGGTACTGACGCTAACTTGGTCGGCTACGTAAACAACGCATTGTCCTCAGCATTGCAAGCACGTGAACTGACTGCTGCATTGTCAGCTTCCCCAGCAACTGGTGAAGAACACATGTCATTCTACAACGCTGTTAACGGCATTAAGACTGTTAAGGGTGCTGACATGTTTAAGGCGATCAACAAGGCTTTGGCAGACCTGGATGACGCTTACCAAGATAACGCACAAGTTTTGATGACCCGTGCAGACTACTTCGACATGCTGGACCAGTTGTCAAACAGCTCAACCACTTTGTACGAAAAGCAACCAGAACAAATCTTTGGTGTTCCGGTTCACTTTACTTCAAAGGCAACTACTCCAATCGTAGGTGACTTCAAGCAAGCCCGTTTGAACTACGACATTTCTACTCCAGTATTTGAACAATACAAGGACTACCAAACTGGCTTCAACTACTTCCAATTGACTGCATGGCTTGACCACAGAATTAAGTTGGCTAGTGCATTCCGTCTTGCTAGTGTGTCAGCGGGAAAATAGTTCCGGTTGATGGCGGTTCAACCGGAATTACGCCAGCCAGCTCCACTAGTGAATCAGCCGCTCCTGTCGGTTCTACTGGTTCAGCTGGCAATGAAACTAAGCCGACTAGCGCAAACACTGTTACGGACATCAAGGCTTACCTTGATGCTCACAAAATCAGCTACGCTTCTAACTTGACCAAAGATCAACTTTTGGCCTTGGTGAAGTAAGGGGGGGTGACAGCTTATGTCAATCAGCTCTCTAAAGACAACTGTTACTGACGAAGAGCTGACCAGTGTTCGCAACTTTTGCAAACTTGATGAAGGTGTGGAAGATGAGCTGCTGAGAGTTTGGCTGTTAGCAGCACGGAGAAACGTCATGGGTGAGGTCGGTGAACAGATCGATGATTTCTATGATGACAATCCGGTATTCCAGCAAGCAGTTTGGATTGAAGTCTTCAATCACTTCAACAACCGTACGACAACGTCTACGGCTTTTCTGTCTTATAACAGAATTGAACGTGATGATATTAATAGCTTGAAAGATGACTATCGTTACGCACTCGAACAACAACAATTAAAGGAGGCCACCAACGATGGCGCATAATGTAAAGCCTTCCCGAATGCAATTAAGATTGCAGTTTGGTAAATACACATCCGGCACCAAGCGCAATCCCAATACTGGGAAATATATTGAAGAGTTTAAACCAGACCTAACTGTATGGGGCGCAAGGTGGACGATCAGCCAGTCAAGGCAACTGTCATTGGCGGGCAACGGAATCACTGACGCAGTGGAATTTGCCATTAGACATAATCCTAAGGTCACGACAGATCAAAAGCTGAAGTGCAAGGATACGGTCTACGACATTTACAGCATTTCTTACGATGACACTGGCTCGCCTAAGGACTTTGACATTCTGACGTGCAGAAAGGTTGATAAGCATGGGTAGAATTGAGTATTGGAATCAGCCGGGCACAGGCGTTCGGATGAAGGTCAACGACCCAGGGAATATCGACAAAGTATTGGCATCCCTTCGCTCATCGTTAACTGGGCGGGAAACTATCCGCATTAACACGGCGGGTGCTGAAGTTTACAAGGCTGTGCTTAAAAAGAATTTCTTAGCACATGAAAGAGCTGACGTCCCAGGTGGCCCTATTACTTATCACAAGGATTCTAAGGGTATTCCTTATGACAACCAGCACGACCGGGACAAAATGGCTGACACGCTGATTGTTGCTCACGAGCGTGGGCAGACGGCAGTTGGGGTGGGTTTCTCTACAGAAGGGAAGCTTGGCTTTGTTGGTCGTTTCATTAATGACGGCTGGGACCCTCGCAACAAATACGGTGGTCCATATCCACACGTAAACGGTGAGTTCTACTTTGAAAAGTCCGAAGTAGAAAGCCAAGAGGCTGTCAAAAAGGCGATGGCCGATAAGCTCAATAGAATCCTGGGCGAAATCAACACTCGTGGCGGTGTGGTATTAGATGACACTGGGGACTTGGTTCCGTTCGATAGCGAAGGTGATGGCGATGGCGACTAAAGCCGCAGAACTGGCTATGCTTTTACAGGACAACGTTGATAAGTTTGAAGGACTGAGTGCTAATCATATTCATGCTTTCATGATTCCGCAAGATGATACCAGCACAGACGTTCCTATCTTGGTTGTTAACGAAGTTCCTATGAAGTCCAGGTCTTACGCCAACAATACTCCGCTTACTGAACTGGGCAGAATCCAGCTTACATATTATTGCCCACCTGCGTATGAAGGTGACATTGAAGGTCTCGCACGAAGTGTTGAGATCTTTTTGTTATCTAAAGGCTACGCACTGTATTCAAATGCCGGCTGGGCAATGACACCAGACAGTCAGAACATTACCAATACTTATAAATTTAATTACGTAAAAGATTTATTAGATTAAGGAGAAACAATTAGATGGCATCTCTTGGTTTACAAATGGTTTATTTCGCACTGCGAGATGTAAACACTGGCCAGATCAAGGTTGGCGTTGATGGCTTGAGTACTTCCGGCGTGTTCGCAATTGATACGGACAAGTCCAAGGGTAACTTGGGTACTAAGCAAGCCAACATTACTAACCTTGCTGGGTCAAACACCAAAATTAACGGCAACGACCGTGTGGTAGATGTGTCCAAGGGTCAAGCAGCACCTTCAATTGCTATTGACGCAAACGCAATCAACCACGAAGTAAAGGAAAAGATTCTTGGTCACAAGAAGGTCAATGGTTATTGGGTACCAAGTGACGACAACGTGGAAGTTGCGTGCATTGTAGTAACCCGTGATCCAGTGGACCGTAAGGAATTGTATATGGGCTTTGGCCGTGGTATTTGCACTGAATCAGCAATGGACGTACAAACTAACACGGATACTGCTGAAACTAGATCAGATGACCAGATTACCTTTGAAGCATTGTCATTTGATGGCTTTGGTGGCAAGCCGTACGTACGGGCTTACGCATCAGACGCTGACTTTGACAAGAAGAAGTTCTTTGATGCAGTAATGCCTGGCCAAACTTTATTTGCCATTCCTGGCAAGTAATTTATAGCGGGCAAGACGTAAGCGTGTGGCAAAGTCTTGCTCGCTTTTTTATTTGCCGGGAATGGGTGGGCACTAAAACAAAACATTAATCAGTCATTGAAAGAAAGCGAGAAAAAGTTATGAAACAAGTTTCATTCAAGATGGGTGATAAGGAATACCACATCTTAGATTCAAACAAGAATATGAAGTTGGCAAGCCAAGGGTTGAGAAAGATTCTGGACGCATACAATGAACTGGAAGAAAAGTTCGATGCAGAACAGAAGTCACCAACTATTCTTGACTATGAAGATGTCAGCAACCCTTTAATCATGGAAGGCGTAATCTCATTGCTTGGTTTGTCCAAGGCTGACGCAAAGGAATTAGACGAAATGTCATTCAGCGACATTCAAAAGTTCTACTCTGAAGTTTGTGACAAGTTCCTCAACATGCCTTTAGCAACTGGCGACTACCTGCGTGATGTCAACGAAGCTATGTTGAAGTCTCAACTTGCCGAAGATGGCGTAAGTTTTGATGAAGGTGCTTCCGACCCAAACAAGAAGAAGGCAAGTAATCTGGGACTTGTATCAGTTGGAACAAGACGTTGATTATCTTGCACAGCAGATGATGGTTAACTACCACATCTTGCCGACTGATTTTTATAACAGTTCTTTCTCTGACTACATCGAAGCACAGAACGCACAGTCACGAGAGAAGCGGCCTGGGCGAGTAAGTGACTTTATTGAATCACTCTAGAAAGGACTAGGCTATGACACGAATTTCTGGTTATGAATTTGTTATCAACCTTGATGCACGTCAAGCGATAAACTCTATCAACACTTTCAATAACCGTGTGAAGGTTATGAAACGTGTTATGGAAGCCAACTTTAGCGAACTGTCTCGTTCAATAGGTTCACTGAGCGCCTATGGACAACGAATCCATGATTTAGGCAGACAGGAAGAAGAAGCTATGTTGGCGGTTGACAAGCTTAGAGATAAGCTTGCTAACCAACGGGCTGAACAAGCACGTCTGCGAAAAGAGTTCGACAATGGCGCAAAATCACAGGACCAGTTCAGAAAAGGCTCCGATAAACTAGACAGTCAGATCGCCAGTACCCAGCGTAGAATTGCCAACGTCTTAATCAGAATTGAAGCAATCAACAAGGACATGGAGGAATCACGCCAACAGATTCTCAGATTGTCCACTGGGGTTGATGCTTTAAGAGCACACAATGAAGGCTTGCAAAAGTCTTATACTTCTCTTGAAGAATCACTGCGTAAGTCCGGTAATTTCTATCGGGCCAATCGTACTCATGTTGAGAGCTTACAGCAAACTGTCAAGGGCTTGAGTAAACAAGTCAAGGCAGAATCAATGGTGCTGGACCAGAACAGAGAACACCATGCTGAACTTACTGAACAGTTTAAAAAGCAAGCTGCTACGGTTGATAGATTAACTGCTAAGAAAACAAAAAACGGTAAGCTGACCAAAGCTGAAAATGCTGAGCTGACCGAAGCCAAAGGCAAGATGCAAGGTCTTACCGAACGGATGGGCGCATCAAGCAAGGCTATCGGCGAACAGTCAGAGCAACTGCGGAAAACTACGCAAGCTTTAAAAGATGCTAAGAAAGCCGCTAGTTCTTTCTCATCGACTAAGATTGGCAGTTTCTTTAGTGCCGCTGGTTCTAAGATGGATATCTTTAAGAACAATAGCGAGCATATGCGGAACTGGGCAAGCTCAGCTAAATCTACAGCTATGGTAGTAGGCGGCGCTCTGGCGAGTGTGGGCACTGGGGCTGGTGTCTTAATCAAGAAGGCATCTGAGGTTCAGAACAAATTCATTGAAGTACGAAACCTTATGGAAACGGCGGGCGAAGGCTCAGCCAAATCCATAAGGAATATGAACAAGATGATGTCACAAGCCGTGACGTTATCAACCAAGTACGGGGTAAGCCAAAAAGATATTGGCGCTCAGTACGAAGAATTAATCAAGCGTGGTTATTCTGGGACTGCCGCATTAGGTTCTATGAACTCCATGCTTAAAGCATCAAAGGCATCTGGTGACGAGTTCTCAGATGTCGTTAGAGTATCTTCAACTGTCTTGGACTCATTCAACTTACGTGCTGAAAATGCTGCCAAGATGGCTGCAAACTCCAAGCGAGTTAACAACGCAATTGCATCAGCCGCTGACAGAACAAGTACGAGTTTTAAAGACTTGGGTACTGGTCTTGCTTATGTTTCCGGTACTGCACACAATGTTGGCTACTCAGTTGAAGAAACAGCAGCGGCCTTAGGTGAATTGGCCAACCGTGGGATAAACCATTTGTCCCAGCCGTTAGAAATGGCGGCTTAAAAAGCTAGTGAAACCGGGGAAGGCTAAACAACTGATGTTCGTTTTGTAGTATAGATAATCAGTTGCATGTTAATCCCGTGCCAAGCTTGTGAGGAAACTCCAAGAAGGCGTAACGACTAGATAAAGTAAACTAAAGAAAGCACACAAAACAAATGTGTGCTTTTTATGTTGAAATATCCACGAGTGCTAGCCACCTTACCATTTAGTTGAAGGTGATGATATAGTCTGAACATTATGGAAACATAATGAAGTCTAGGATAAAGAGCCTAGGCGATAACATTTTTGGGATGGAACGAGAGCCGGTACGGGCCTGCGTAAAGTTCTTACTTCATTGACTGGTCCAACCGAATATGCCCAAAAGGCATTCAAGAGTATCGGGCTGTCAACGAAAGATTTTACCGACCAAAAGGGCAACCTGCTCTCAATCGATGAAATCTTTAAGAAGATCAATTCACATCTTAGCGGCAAAGGTGGTACAGAAAAGGCCAAGTTCTACAAGACGGTCTTTGGCGCAACTGGCATGGAAGCCGCTCAAGACTTGGCTAAGACAGCTGGGGAAATAGCCCACAATGACCAGAACATCACAACCTTGATTAAGCACATCAAGGGAGATGAATCTGGGGACTACATTACCCGTTTGGCTAAGAAGAACATGCAGTCAACCAAGAACCAGATGGCTGTATTAAAAGAAACCTTGTGGGCTACTGGAATCATGATCGGTCACGAACTATTGCCGACTGTGAACAAGGTGGCAAGGGCTTTGGGCAAGTGGACTGTAAGCAAGGAAGGTAAGCAAACCATTCAAGATGTAACTGATATGGTTAGTGGCTTGCTTACTGGGATTACAAAACGGTCTGGCTCAATCCTAAAATTCCTGGAAGGTGCTGTCGCTGGGGTTAAGGATATTGGTAAGGTAACCAAAGTAGTCTTTGGTCCAGTAATTAAGCTCTTTGATATGCTGTCCGGCAACAAGGGAGACGGCGCTAAATGGATGGGCAGAATAGCAGGCTGGTTTATTGCCGGTGCAGGTGCTGCCAAATTATTTAACGCAGTATTTGGCTGGACGATTGCTGGGCTTAGAGACTTTAGAGCGATGGCTAAGGAAGGTTTGTTTGGCTCGAAGCTGACTACCGAACAAACTCAGCTCATGGGTGTTAACTCTGAACTGAAAATCACAAATGACTTGCTTAGTCAGATTCAGCAAAAGCAGATTGACGTATTGAATTACGCTCAACAGGTGGCTGATGCTACGGCTTACAAGTCAGAACACGGACCGCTTGGGCAGAAATCCCCAGCTGGCGTAGAAGATGCTAACTCTGACCTGCCTATCATTAACTATGATAAAGGCGGCAAGACCGCTGAAAAGGTCACTTATGGTGTCGAAAATGCAGGTAAGGAGAAATCAGTTATTCCTTACGCCAGAGAAGAGGGTAAGGCAATTGCTGAAGAGGTTAGCGCAGGTGCGGCAGAATCTGGAGCAGTAAAGCAAGCTGGATCAAAACTTGCCCAAGGAATGGGCAAAGCCGTAGAGAAATCCGGTGGCTTGGCTAAAGGCGTTGAAGGTGCAGCCGAAGGCGTAGTAAAATCCCGTAGCCTGTGGACTAAGGGCCTTGCAATAGGCGGAAGACTACTTGATGGCTTAAACTATGCTTTTTTAGCAGTTGACTTGTCTAAGAGTATCATCGAGATGCTTACGTCAGCATCTAAAAAAGTACGCCAAAGCGGCGCATGGAAGACAATGGGCATGTTAGCTGGCGGCGGACTTGGTTTGTTGGTAGGTGGACCAACGGGGGCTGCAATCGGCGCAACCCTTGGTGAGGGCGCAGGTTGGGGCCTTAGCAAAATTGTTCCTAAATTTAACCAGAAGCAATCAAAACAAACCAAGTTCAATCGGGCGGCAGGCATGGGCATCGGCACAATTGCCGGCTTAGCATTAGGTGTTCCGTTTGGCCCGTTAGGTCCAGCTGTCGGTGCAGGCTTAGGCGCCATGCTTGGTAATGGTATTGGTGGAATGATTCCGACTAAGCATACCAAGGCAAAGAGAAAGCATAGTGTGCTTGATACTAGCCAAACTAAGGCTGCCGAGGGGCTGGCAAATACCATTAAAAAGCTGAGAACGAAAAACATTGAATTGAAGGTTGGCGTAAATAGCAATTCTATTAAGAAGACTGGTGCTACTCTTGATAACATGTACAGGAGCATGCAGAAGTCTGCTGACAGGGCTTCAACTGCTCGCATGAAGAGCGAAAAGAAAGCTCTGGACTTTGCGTTAAAGAGCGGCCTTATCAATAAGAAGCAATACGGCAAGGCAATTCAAGATATTGAAAAGGCTGACACTAATCGCCAAAAGCATAATAAAACAGTTACAGATAAATTAGTTAAGGATACCAAAGCTGAAACTAGGGAACGGGCTAAAGCTTACGACCAATACTACAAGGAAGTAAAGAAAAAAGGCGTTAGCCAAGAGTTTGCTGAAAACAATCTTAAAAATAAATTACGCGAAATCGATTCTAAGTATGCGGCAAGCAGAAAGAGAAACGAGAAAGCCTTAACTAAAGCTCTTGAAAAAACTTGGAACACTAGCAATAATAAGCAGCTGTCCAAGATGAAGAGTATTGTTAGACAAAAAGGCAAGCTTTCTGAAAAGGAAGCAGGCCAGCTAATTAAGGACAGCGCTAAGACTGCCAATAATACTATCAAGAATGCTAACAAGCAACACGATAAGACGGTTCAGTCAGCAAAGGATGAATATGAGGGCAGAGTTAGTGCTCTTAAACACCTTCGTGATGATAGTAAGACAATCAGTGAATCTCAGTACAAGGCACTCAAGCGCAAAGCCTTAGATGAAAAGAAAGCTAAGATTGATGCGGCTGATGCAGCCAGAAGAGGCGTGGTAAAGCAAGCCAAGGATCAACATGAGAAGACTATTGAATATGCTGAAAAGCAAAGCAAGGGAGTAAGCAAGCACATTGTTAGTCAAGGTAACAACAGCATTGATTCTTACAACGCACAAGCTGTAAATGCAACTGGTGTGACGAAATCAATCCTTGATGCTTGGAACGCAGTCCTTAAATTCTTTGGTAAAAAGCCAATACCAATTGCCAAGACTACACCTAAGAAATCACCACATATTTCAGCAAACAGTTACGCAACTGGTGGGGTGGCTCGCAATGGCTTAGCCCTTGTGGGTGAAGCAGGCCCCGAACTGGTCTACACCCCATATGCTGACAACGTAAGAGTTGTCGGTGTAGGTGGTGCTGAATTTACACACCTTAAAGCTGGTGAACAAGTTTTAAATGCTAGAGACACTAAGCGCTTGATGGGCGGTAGCTATTCTGGCGTCTTGCCAGGTTATGCTAAGGGTACTTCAGTGTTGAGTAGTTGGCTAAGCAATATCAAGAAAGCTAGCGACAAGGTACTCAAGAAGATTCCTAAGTCAATTAAGAACATGTTGAAGTCTCCGGTGGAATGGGTTAACAAACTATTCAGCACTAAGTGGGATGCACCTAAGACGGCTTATCCATTTGCAAAAATCAATGAAATGGTCAAGTTGAAGGACATGTTCAAGAAGAACGCAACTAACTTCATCAAGGGCATTTTCAAGAAAACATACAAGGTATTAGATGATGCTGTAGCCAGTGTAGCAAACCCAGGTGGGGCTGGCGTTATGCGCTGGAAGTCATATGTAGCTAAAGCCTTAAAGGCTAACGGCATCGATGCAACAAGCTATAGAATAAGCAAAATCCTTGCCACTATCCAACGTGAATCTGGTGGTAATCCTAGAGCAATTAACCTTTGGGATAGCAACGCTAAAGCTGGCATTCCATCTAAAGGTTTGATGCAAACTATTGGGCCAACTTTTAATGCTTACAAATTAAAAGGTCATAATGATATTTATAATGGTTTTGACAACCTGCTTGCAGCCATTAACTATATCAAACACAGATATGGAACGTCTGATGCTGCTTTCGCTCGTGTAGCAGCCAGCGGCTATGCCAACGGTGGGCTTGTAGCTAAAGAACAATTAGCTCATGTGGCTGAGGGTAATAATCCAGAAATGATTATTCCACTGTCACCACTCAAGCGGCCACGTGCTACGCAACTGACTCAGCAAGTGGTTGATAAATTCAACGCTGAGTCTAGTCGAGGTGTTCAGCACGTGAACACGAATGTTGAAGATAAGCTTGATATTTTGATTAACCAATTTACAACAGTGCTTGGTCAGCTCAAGCAAGTAATCAGTAATCAAGATAATCCAGTTCCTGCAATCATGGGCACTGCTCAAGCTTACTCAGCATTAAATAAATACAAGAAAAATCAAGAGCTAAAAACTAAGATGCTCTACTAACAATTAATAAGCGAGTGTGGCATTATAGCCACGGGATAGGGTGGGTATTTAATTTAGGGGTGAACTCATGATTGATATGGAACATCACACGCCTGTTGACCCAGACACCATCAGCGATGATGATGCTTGGTTCAACGGGCTTTCTTTTATCAAGGATATTAAGGTTCGGCCCGTCAAAAGTTCAATCTCTATTGGGCCAACCATGAGTGCCGTCAATGAAAGCATCCCAGGAAAGTACGGGAATTTCTATGAAGGCATTAACTATGAAAGCAGGGAAATCAACTTTCAAATTTTTGCGAAGTGTGGGACTGATGAACGGCTGGAGCAAGAGATCAGAGAAAACATTGCCCAGGCCTTTATCAAGTTTAACCCTAGCAATCCCACGCTGGAATACCAATTAGTATTTGGCAATGAAAGTGCATCGGGCTTCGGCTATCATGCTCACAAGCACTATATTGGTCACGTTACTAGTATTGGTGCTCCGCAATATTTACATGATGATGAGACCAGGGACTTTACCTGTGATATTACGTTTGAATGCTCCGACCCACGGGCTTATTTGCCTATGCACACAGTGCAAGGCGTGTTTACTTCAAATGACAATGCAGAGGTAAAAATAAATTACAATGACGGCACAGCCCCAGCCGAGTTTGAAGCTGAAGTTTTATACGCTAGTGGTAAGGCTGCTCGCCATGTGGGCTTTATCACTGACAGTGGCGGTGTCATGGCAATTGGCGATGACAGCTCTGAAGTAGGGAGCTGGAACAGTTCAAATGGCACGGCAGAAACAAACAATCTGATTCCAACAAAGTGGGATCCAACTAATCTTGTTGATGTTGCCAACACAGTGTCGGGGACATTATCAAACTGGGTAACTGACCAGGCTGCTATCTCACAGAACTTTGCAAACATTCAGTGGGGACATGATTCAGTAGGTCAAAAAATTGGCGGGTCAGTTACAACTGAGGGCACGAAGATTACCGTAGGTACTCGCAAGGTAAAGGGCTATAAGCCTAGTGAATATCCTAAGAACAAGCAACTAAAGGCAACTGACGGTAAGACCTATAGCGTTCAAAACTTCGGCACTGACGATGTGATGAGAACGACCAAAGATGGCGTGCCTAATGGTACTCCATGGTATGGGCCGGTAATTGTAAGCACTGGGATTATTCCAGCTGCCACAAGCTCGGCCATGAATAATTTCAAGATCACGTTTAGAATCCATCATACCAAGTATGGTCATAGACATCCACATAACGCAAGAGCCATGGGGGATATTGAGTTTTTGCTGCTGGACGAAAACAACAACGCATTCTTTAGAACTGGGATTAAAGACTCATCAACTGGTAGAGCCCCAAATCTGATTATGCAATTCTGCAAGCCTGGCAGTGCATGGAGTGACAAGAAAAATGTGCTTACTTTGGTAAGTGATTCTAAGGCAGCACTTAGAGGCCAGACCAAGAGAAATGACCAGGTTGTTAGAATCCCATACAAGACTAGATCAATCACAACGATTGTTAGGAAAGTTGTAAGCCATACTTCAAGAAGGTCTACTTCATTAACTACAAGAACTTCTAAGACCAAGAGAAGAGGCAAACACAGGGGCAAGAGCAGCTCAATTACTTCTCACTTTAGTTCAAGCACAAGCACGACTACTAGGAAGTACAAGAAAACATCATATCAATACAGGTATCACACTGAAAAGACTAAGAACGAAGAGAACGCATTTACCAATGGCTGGATTGAAGTTACTCTCAGCCGGGAGTTTGGCAAGTTCTACATCGAAGCTTATAAGTTGGACAGAAATGGTTATCACATGAGGGGCGGCTGGTCATACACTGAATATAAATCACGACCAGTTCCGAATGTTCCAACTGGAGACGTTTCATTAGGCCGTGTGGCTTGCGGATTTTTCAAGCACTCAATTATGGAAGATACGGTTACTCCGTTTGAAATCTATAGGTCTTGTTCATTGTCCATGACACACTGCTCAATCTGGTCAATGAATCAAGAGTACTACAACATGTTCGCACCAAAGAATCTCAAGCACTATCCTAACGTAACTATTTCAAAAGGTGACCATGTAACCTTTAGTTCGATTGAAACTACGGTTAAAAAGAATGGCACAGCAGCCCAGCCATCTTGGGGGACTAACTATCCTACACTTACTCCACAGAAAATTAACACTCTGCATTTTAAGAGTGATGGCGATTTGACTGGAGCAACATACAAGATTGAATGGGCACCAAGAATGCTTTAAAGGAGCGTGATTAAATGGCAGTAAGCGAATATGGACAATACCGGATTTTGAATGAGGACTTGATGGCGATTGGCGTTTTGAAGATTGGCGGCAAGACTGAATTTTACGGCGATACGATTACGCACCAGGTTGCGGACGCAGACCAATCCTCATCATCATATGGTGAATCACCTCAAGCCCCAGCAAATGAAAGCAATCCCAATCTTAATGCTGAATCAAAGAACTTTGACCACTCTGGCAGCATTTCAGTTCTTGAAAAGCCCGGATCTGATTCAGACAAGATCAAGGTTGGCAATTGCTTAGCATACTACGACGAACCTCAAGAACGTTGGTATGTGATGAAGATTTGGAATGTGGAAAGAACTTTGAATGCCAGTGGCGCTCACGTGCGCACGGCCCAGCTGGTCAACCTGGGCTTGTGGGACTTGCACTACAGAATGACACAGAAGAAGTCGATGAAGAGCGCATCGGCAAAGACCGCTTTCTATTGGCTCTTGCAGGATATGGACTGGAATGCAGACTTTAGTGCAATCCAGAACTATTCAGTAACTGGTGATGTTGAGTTCAATGCAAATACTAAGAGTTCCGCAATGCTTCAAACGCTCTTGCAACAATACAATCTTGAATGTGACTTTTACGTAGAGTACAAGGACAACTATGTAGCCAAAAAGTTTTTTCAAGTAGCCCCAGAAATTGATTCTGACTATTACGGCGAAGCATATGTAGGCAAGAACGTAACAGCCCTCAGTCAACAAACAAACGGTGACGTTATTACACGACTTACTGTCATGGGACCTAACGGTGAAACAATGGCGAAAGCTGGTGATTACACCTCTGGCCCTATTAAACATGATAAGGGCTTTTCCTATGTTTACGATGCTGATGCAAACGCTGAATACAGTGACGGCGTGCATTGGCTGGACGGGGTGATTACGACAGACAATATCAAAGACGCTGCTGGGCTGATGCTGTACGGCGCTAAGCTTTTGAAGATGTACAATCACCCAAGAATCAGCTACACCTTGCAATGCACTCACACCTTCAATCCTAAACTGGGCGCTACTGTAAGAACTAAAGACTTTTTAGCTGACCCAGAAATCACTACCTACCAAAGAGTTATCAGCAAGACATTTTCATTTGCTAATCCAAGTCAGAATACTGTCTCATTTGGCGAATTTGTGACCGTTAGACGGGTTACGCCGGCATGGTTGGCTAACTATAGCACCAATATTCAGAAGGCTCTTAAAGCGGCTACAGAGGACGCCTCAAACATTTCGGTTTCCGTGCTCACTCCAGATGGCACTGACTTTAAGGGGAATGACCAAACCAAGCGATTCTATATTCAAGCTTGGTCAATGGGGACTAACATCAGCGGCTATATTCAAAAACAAGGCTTTGAATTTTTGAAATACAAGGCAGATACATTCAGCTTGGGCGGCGTGGTTGATGACAGTGCAGTTGGCGAATACGAAAAGACATTGTACGGCTATTCTCATACATTGACCAGCAACGACCTGGGCAACTATAGAGCACAAGTCGATAATGATTACCTCACCAGCGATGCTGAAATCTATCCAGACCAAACTGCTTGCGTAAGCATTGCTCATTTGCCGCATGAAGCTTTCGGCCACCGGGTTGCTTTGCAGAATGCTTGGCGGCTGAGTGATGGTTCACTTGTAACTACGTACTCTCTTGAAAATGTGCGGGACGGATTGAACGAGTATGATAACGACTGTGCATTGATTCACTATTCTACAAACGGCACTGTCTTAGGCTCAGCTAGAATTGCGAGCGGCGGTCACGGTTCTTGCTTTGGTGTGCAGGAAGTAAACAGCAACTACTGTTATGTTTACATGAACACGTACAATAATGATGATTCCAGAAATAAGTATAGATTTACACAGATTAAGTTTATGCTGAAGCAAACCAATGTTAAGGTTTCAGACAACAAGACCAGCCGTGACGATTTCAAGATCGGTTATACTAGCCCGGACTATTTTTACACAAGCTTAGACAATGACAGCGGCTATTGTGTAGTGGTGTTTTCTAAAGATTGGCATGCGTACACTGTTAAGCTGACTGACTTAATGGCAGGCAACTTTAAGCCAACTCAAACCGCAGTGCTTACTGATTACGGTTGGAACCCACAAACTCAGACTTGGCAGTCTCCAGCGATTAAATATCCATATGTATTTTGGCACAGTGGCGATTATGACATGCACGATAGGCGTGTACTCTACGGCATCAACATGGAGCACAAGGGGCAAGTCTTTGAACTTGAATACAACTTCCTGGACTATATCCACACTCCTATTGACTTCAACGTAGTTGAACCCGAAGCATTGTCATACAGAAATGGCAAGCTGCTAGTGTCGTTCAATTGTGCAAACACTAGCGGCAATGGCGTTGAGAGAATCGAACCTGTTTTTGAAATTCCATTGAAGGGGAGATAAATATGAAAAGCAAACCGGTTTCGGTCAATGTTACAGCAAACGGCTTAGCTCTTAGCAACTTCCGGCAAGAATTCGAAAAAGATGACACGGAAGTCCGCTCTTTGATTCAGCAAAAAGCAGATCAGATTCTGTTAAGTGTTGACCAAAAGATTCGATATACCACTTACACTGTGTCTGCATCTAGTCCATGGGACTTTAACCTTACCAAGAACATTTACGGCAACTGGTTCGTAAAAGGCAATCCTAATGGCGAATATTTCTACAATGGGCCGACCGATAAACAGGGGAAAAAACTAATAACTCCATGGGTGTACGTTAAATCTCGTGGGTCAGCCGATGGTACTAGGGTTACTGTAACAGTATGGAAGGACGATAGCTCAACGCAATATCAGCGCATGTGGTGTGGAGACCATTGGACGCCATGGGTAATGCTTCCTAATAGCCAAAACCTTATCTCCGCTATCAACCTCAGCCCAGATAGCGTAAAGATCAGTGGTAAAAACATCGAACTGAATGGTGATACTACAATTAATGGTCAACTGAACTTATTGCCTACTGACCAAAGAGAAATCGATCAAAGTGTCCAGGGGGTTCATAATGCTTGGCATTGGCGGGATGCAAACGTGTTTGCCGGGAGTGGTGGCCTTCAACTACGGTCAACGATTGTTTCACAGAGATACAGTGACAATGTGCAAATCGGCGGACTAAGAAAAGGTTCGTCCGCCGCTATAACAACACTTGCTCCTACATATTTGAAGTTTACTGTATATCCTTCATGGAACGATGTCGTAAACAACTTTTCCAATCAATTAGCTAGAACCTATATTGATGCTGGTAGAATTGAAACGGATGACGCCTTTTTAGGTAATTTACGTATCGTAGGCCATCATATCAGACCGGTCGATGATAAATTTGTGATTGTATCTAACCATGCAGGTACAAACTTTGATAGTAACGGCTCTGTTGGCTTCCAGGTCTATGGTGGTGTCGGCTTGGGACAGAACACAATTTACACGACATCTCGTGACCTTTATATCCAGAATGGCAACGCTGTCACAAAATTGGGGCAATCTTACTCAAGCGCCGGTAAGACTACTATTCACGCTCAGAAGCTCGTTTCTCAAGAAGCAAACACGGTATCATCTCGTCTTTCAGTTAAGACGGCAATCACCAAGGTGACCTATGACCGTGCGCTTATGGCCGTTCAAAACACTGACATGTACGACTACCGCTATACCACAGATGACACTGGACAGCACTATGTTTCCGGGATTATCGATGACATTCACGATAAGCCAGAGTACAACATGGATCCGATGCTGATTAACAAAGAACGCACTGCCAGAATTGACGCAAACTTGCTGGGCTATCACCATGTAATATTGCAAGAAATTTTAAAGAGATTAGACAAGCTAGAGGCAAAGTGAATTGAGACTAATTAGAGACAAACGCCCTCCTCCAGAGCGCTATAATTGTAATGTGTGAAAACTATAAAGGAGAACACGTATGGATTTAAGAATCAATAATATTGAGCCGAAATACGACAATGACACTATCGTTAGTGAAGTCATTTCTGTATCCGGCTATGCAAACGATGGCTCCGGCGATTATGTCAATAGCCGAATTACCATCAACAAGTCAGAACTGGCAAGCGGCAAGACCTTTGACGACATTACGCCAAAGGAAGTCATCGTACTTGTAAAAAGTAAGTTAACTTTTGCGTAAATGAGAATAAATCATGAATATTGATGCAAATGATATTATTGCAAAATATCGCAAGATGGTTGACGATTTGCAATACAACCTGCTACTGATGCAGGCGCAAGTTGAACAACTCCATAAGGAATTACAAGACGTTAAGGCGAATGATGAACAGGATTAGCGCAAGGAGGTAATTATTTGTGAAAAAACTATATCTTGGAAACGGCGACAGCAAGTTTAAATTTGCTGATACCACAACCGAAATTCTTTTGAATGCATTAGATAATGGTATCCCAGCAGAACTAACAGCAGCTGCAAAGGTCAAAATCAAAAACAATTCCGGATATTTGCTGGAAATCAGTGCCAGCGTCAAGAACGATCAAGCTGTTATTACTAGCGGCCAATTGTCTAAGTTGCCAGCCGGGAACTATCTGCTTGAACTGTGGGACACCACCGCTGATGGCGGCACGGCAATTTATCCTAGCGATGGTTTTTTGGCACTGCAAATCAATGAAAACGTCACTGGTCTTTCTGGGGGGCTTGTCAGCAGCATTACGGTTGATGACTTCGTTAAGCAGTTCAGCAGCCTTAGTCAACAACTGAAAAAGGAAATTGTGGATAAAGCCTTTAAAATTGTAAAGACATTCCCGTCTGTCGCTGCAATGAATGGTGACGGCTTCTCAGATGGTGATTTTACCATGATTGCCAGTGACGTCAACGACCCAGATGATGGCAAGCTTTACGTGTGGAACGGCACCAGCTTCACATTTGTTGCCGATTTAAGTGGCTCTCAAGGCATCAAAGGTGATAAAGGCGACAAGGGTGATAAAGGCGATCAAGGTCCTCAAGGCCCGATTGGGCCAACTGGTCCGAAGGGTGATAAAGGTGACAGAGGCGATGAGCAACCTGGTGCAGGGGCACACAACTCAATCTATCGTGGCACCAATCTGGGCAACGCTTTGACCGACACGCAAGCGGCAGCAATCAAGGCCGGCACTTTTGACAATTTGTTCATCGGCGACTACTGGACGATTGGCGGCGTCACTTACCGAATCGCAGCCTTTGACTACTACTTCGGGACTGGCGACAAGCTATGCACTGACCACCACGTCGTTATTGTGCCCGATACGCCACTCTACGCTGCTAAGATGAATGAGACTGACACTACCGTTGGCGCTTATGTTGGATCCGAAATGTACACCACAGGGCTGTCTAAGGCTAAGACAACCATCACCGACGCTTTTGGCAGCACCCACCTGTTGAACCACCGCAACTATTTGCAGAACGCATGCACGAACGGTGTACCGACCGGTAATGCCTGGTTTGACTCAACAGTAGAGCTTATGACGGAGCAGAACGTCTACGGCAACCAAGTCATGGGCGCTCTCCCAAGCGGTGGCACTGTTAACCCGTGGGATGCTAACGGCAATCACAACCACTTAATTGACAAATCCCAGTACCCGCTCTTCATTTTCAGGCCAGATCTGATCTCAAATCGGCAGTGGATCTGGCTGAGAACGGTCGTTTCCGCAGCTGCCTTTGCCACTGTCGACGGCGCCGGCCATACCCGCGCCGACGGGGCCAGCAACTCTGCCGGCGTGCGCCCTGCTTTCTCAATCTGCTAATCAAGACATCTAAAAACTAAACTAAGGAGAAAAAATTATGGCATATAGCGTGACATTATCCGATGGCACCAAGCTTGATAACTTGGCGCTCAATGGGAACAACTTCGTTTCATCCGCCAAGCTGACCGAAGCTGACTTTAAGGACAAGTTAAGTAAGGTCACCATCACGGATGATGACGGCCAAACCAAGGACTACACCGACATGGTGCTTGTCCAAGTGACCCAAGTGGACGACGGGACCTGGTTCATCTTGGGCGAAAAGGCACAAGACGACGTGTCAAAACTGAAAGATGCGGTCGCGACACTGACTGATGTAATCTTGCAAGGAGGGCTTACTAATGAGAAGTAGAATTGTGAAGGTCGTCAAGTACTTCTTTGACAACGGCAATTTGACAGTAGACCAAATCAAGCGCTATGTCGTTGTAGGCACCTTGACCGCAGACGAGTTCAAGGTAATCACGGGTGAAGACTATGTGGTAGCGGAAGAGGCTAGTGATGGCAAGACTGAAGAAGGCGACAGCCAACCTGCTGAATAATGGCTGGCACTGTATCGTTGGCTTGTCCTTAATCTTTAATGGCATTGTGCTTGCAATCAGTACACACTATTTCTTCTGGCCACCTCATCCTAAATTTATTACCGATTTTCTCAATGACGATGTTGTGGGCTATACCGGAATATTGCTGGGAATAGGTATGATTTACTGGGCATATCAAGAAAACGGTTCATACAAAATGAACCGTTTTTTGCTTGCAAGCAGTTCCGCCTTTTACACTATGCTGGGGTTAACGGAAATGATGCACACGCTTTTTGCACATCCGTTTACTCCTCGCATGGAATGGGGTGCTATCAGCGACTTGATTATGGTCCTGGTAACTTTGTACATGGCAAAGGAATCACCAACGAGAAAAGATGAATAACAGAAGGGAATGATTAAAATATGGCCTCTCTGATGGACTGGTTAACGAAGATCATTCCCACGGCAGGCACAGTCCTAATAGCATTATTTAGTTACTGGACAAGCAAGCAAATAAATGATCGTGAGCAACAGCAAGATGAACGCTCGGCGCTTCGTGAAGATTTAAAAGATCAAAGAGACCGCAATGCCTATTTAGAAAGACAACATATTGAAGATCAAAAAAAGATCGATGCCTTAAATAAGCAGGTTTCTGAATATTCTATACGTTTAATTGAGCTTGAAAACAAGCTAGGCGTAAGGCATACGTTTACTGACGTAAACAGTTTCGGGGACGATGAGGTGTAGCAAATGACACACGAAATTATCGTAGATATTATTTTGGCAGTGATTGCTTTAATTGGAACGATCATGTGCCAAATTTTAAAGCAAAACGGCAAGGCAAGATTGGCCTTGCAGATTATCAATGAAGTGGCGCCGGCCGCTGTTATTGCCGCTGAAAAGCTCGGCGGGGCTGGCAATGTTAAGTTTGCCAAGGCAGTTAATTTTGTTCAGCATGCACTCGATCACGCAGGCATTACCAGTGCGGACGTGACTGTGATTGAAAACGCAGTCGAAGCACAGTGGGCAGAATTGTCCCAGACTGGGGCATTGGCTCAATACAAGAAAGAGGTGCCAAGTGAAAATGAAAAAGTTAACTCTTGATTTAGTGGCTGGGGCTTTCGCTTTGGCCCTGTCAGCATCCCCAGTCAGTGCCTCCACACGGCGCTTAGGCATGGACGTGTCCAGCTACCAAGACAGTTCGTACGCTTACTTTAATAGCATGAAAGCTAAGGGCGCTCAGTTTGTCCTGGTCAAACTGGGAGGCAGTGGTGGTGGCGAAGGCTACCACTATCAAAATCCTAAGGCCAGCGCACAGCTATCAAACGCCAAAAAATCGGGTCTGGGCGTTGGCGGGTACTACTGGGGACAATTTGGCGCAAACGAATCTAAGGCGGCTCAGATGGCAAATATGGCTGTTTCAGACGCAAAGAAGTTCGGCCTTAACCCTGGCTCAGTAATTGCCTTGGATTATGAAGCCGGTGCAACTTATTCAAAGAGTGCGAACACGGCTGCTGTAAAAGTGTTCATGGACGCAGTAAAGAAGGCAGGCTACAAGCCTATTCTGTACTCTGGCGCATACTATCTGAAGCAATACGTAGACTATGAATCAATCGGCAAGAAGTACGGCGATGTGCTTTGGATTGCCAGCTACAAGACAACCAGCATGCAAACCAAACCCGACTTCGGCTACTTTCCTAGCATGAATCATGTGGGGATGTGGCAATATGCTGATAACTGGCATGGCGCAGATGGTAATGTGGAATTGATTAACGGCCTGGTATCCAGCGGCAAGGTGGCAAAGAGAACTCCAGTCACTCCAGCCAACGCAACGACTAACAAGGCCCACGGCATTCAGCCTATTCCTAAGTCGAACAAGTACAAGATCAAGCACGGCGACAGCTGGTATGCAGTTGCTAAGCGTTATGGGCTTGATGCAGGCTTGCTTGCCCGGCTGAATGGTAAGACCCTTAAAAGCACGATTCACCCAGGCAATGTTATTAAACTGACTGGTACGATCATGATTAAAGTTGAACCTAAGAAAGTTGTTAAGAAGCCTAAGACTACCACGCACGTGGTAAAGGTCAACAGCTTAGGCGCTGGCAAGGAAACCTGGAAGGTGAACTTGATTGGTTCAAACGGCAAGTATGCTAACCATTACGTTGCCCAGGGTTCAAGTTGGAAGACTACCAAGAGCAAGACCTTTAAAAAAGGTAAGGCTTACTTGATTGGCAAGGATTTATGGATTCTGTCTAAGTATGTAAAGGTGGTCAAGTAATATGGCATTAAGTTTAGGCGTAGCGGAAACTGTTGCCAAAGTGGGCGACACTTCCCAGATTTATACGCTGGATTTATACGATGACGAAATGGACTTGTATCTTACTGATGACTATGACCCAGAGGATATTGAGGTCAGAGTTGCCAATGAACAAGGCCAGTATTTGTTTAGTACTGATGCAAGCGACATTGTGATTACTGATGATGATACGATCAGCGTCCTGGGTACTAAGCTCGCAGCACAGCCAGCTGGGCTGTATCAGTTCGAAGTGCGGTTGAAGAACGATGATGACACGGAGACTATCTTCCCAACTGGTGCACGACCTGTTGTTCGGTTAGTGGGGTCTATTTAGTCCACACGGTGTGGAGGGTGATAGGTGTGACAGATCGTGTCACCGGCCTTCAGCCCTACAGCCCCAAGGTATTCAGTCGTTTCCCGTGACGCAAACGTACTCTACTCTATATCTTTATATAGAAGAAGAAGAAGCATATATATAAGATAGGGGAAATCTGGGACTTCCGTCACAAAAAGTGCCCTAATCCCTTGTGGGAGTAAGCGTGACGGGTAGGTGACAGATTCGTCACGCCTGTCACACAAAAAGCCTTACTGGAGAAATTCTGGTAAGGCTTTTTTGTTTTGCTATAATATGGGTGCGGAGGAAAAGCCAATGAAGAAAGAAAAATGCTTACCATTGCAGATGTTGAAACTAACGTCCAGCAAATACCCCAGCGCTTGGTCTGAAATTGAATCAGCCAGGGAAAATAGGAATTGGCCTGACTGGTGCTATGTTCCAATAAACCGCTGCCTAACAATTGCTATGGCAAGCCAAGCAAATGTATTTCAGCAGGTCCAGGATGCCGTTCTCATGTCAGCCCTGGCACCGTGGAGGATAAGCAAGGAAATCTATGTGTTTGATAACGAGCTAGCCAATGATCTGTATAGCCAGCCGCTGGACAAACTCCCCACCGTGGTGTTTGAAAGACTGCCGTTTCCAGCAATCTACATACAAGCGCCTGGACTGGGTGTGAATGGTTTCTTTGTCAGCCGAGAATATGATGTAAAGAACAAGGCGGTTGAATTGCGATTTACTTTTTGCAACAACACTGCCGAAGCCTGGCCTGCCTTCATAGCCTATGATTCGGCAAGCACGATCCAAGAGGCTGTGGATAAGATGTCACTGGGGCGGGAAAATCCAAGGCTGTTCGATATGGTCAAGAAGGCAATGCAGCTGACGCTCTATCTCTGCACTAGCAATCCGGAAGTTAGACCACGCCAGAATCGATTTAAGCGGCCTGTGAGCCACCATAAAGATAGTTATAGGGAAATACGCACATGGGACGTAGGGCTTCGCTACGGGGCCGCTATCAAGCAATACAAGCGAACCAATAAAACGCACGCAGGAAGTCATACGGGAAAGCGACCGCATTATCGCAGAGGACATTTCCAACATTACTGGAGAGGGCCTAGAAACGGGAAACGGACATTGGAATTTATTTGGATTGACCCAATCTTAGTTAATGCAGATAAGGTTGACGGAGAACTGCCAGCTGTTATACACGAGGTAAAGGATAATGATTAAGAGAAGATTAGTAGGCGGTATTTTATTATTGGTGCTGGCGTTGTTTGAACTGCTTTTGTTCATTACTTATTGTGTTGAGTATTTAGACTATAGCCAATTGACGGATGCTGTGTTTATGTCCAAGTATTTAGTCTTTATGATCTGGTCAATAGTCTTAGGTATTATCTACATTGCTACCTGCAAGCGTAGACCGGTTAAATGGCAAGAAGTAACTTTAGCGTGCATTACTCCTGCATTGACGCTTTTTACCTACTCAAGCCTTATTGCATATTTACCAGCATATAATCTCTTTAGACTTGTTGCGTTCTTACTAATTGTTTTTCAATGCTTAGGTCTTCCTGGTAAGAATGGATTTAAAGACTACCCCGTATGTTTGTAAAAAGACCAAGGGCACGATAGCCAATCTATAGACAAGCTGACCAAGCTCAAAGAGCTGCTGGACAGTGGGGCGATCACTCAAGAAGAGTTTGATCAAGAGAAAGAGAAAATTTGGAAATAAAATGAAAGAGAGCCACTCGGAAATTAATCTGAGTGGCTCATTTTTGGCACAAACTCCAGCAACTTTAATGGATTTTAAAGGCCTAAGATGACCTACAAAAAGTGCTTTAACCCCCAGTAACATGAGGTTTTATATGGGATAGTGCCACTTGATAGTATGTACCGGACCAGTATGTGCAATCTGGCAAGAATTTGCTGATATAGCAAGGCTTGCCCAGTCTTTTGATGATCGGTGGCTCAAATATGGCTCAAATGGAAAAATCATTGATCTGTTTCTCCATGTCTTCCTGCATTTTCTTAGTGACGTGAAGATAAATTTCTCTTGTAGTTTCCGCTTTTATGTGTCCAACTCTTTTCTGAATAACGTGCAAGGGGACGCCTTGTTCAGCTAACTTGGAGATGTGGGTATGTCTGAAAAAGTGGGTAGTAATTTTCCGATCTATTCCAGCTTCCTTGCTTTTATTCTTGAGATAAAGCGCAACAGTATTCATTTTGAATGGAACGTGTTTTAGTTGATTGATAAAAATAAAATCATCTGGCTCAGCGTTTCGGTCATGCTGTTTGAACCATTCGACTATTTCTATTGCTTGCTTAGGCAGGAACACAGAACGAAAAGAAGCAAGTGTCTTAGGCGAATCAGATTTAATGCCATTGGCCCACATGGTACCCGTTATATCAGCGTATTGATCGTGAATGTTTTTGAATTGCAGGCCTGTCGCTTCGCCAAATCTCATGCCAGTTAGATACATAAATTTAAAAAGCCGCAAGTAATCTGGGCGATCAATAACAGCAAATAGATTGTTAAGCTCTTCATCTGTAAAGTATTTGTCGGTAATGCTTGTAGGCTTTTGCGGTTTCCATTGAATGCGCAGTCCTTTAGCTGGGTTTTCGGTTAGGTATCCATAATCGATTGCAAAGTCATACATTGTACTCATACCTACACGGTAGACATGGACTGTTGAATTAGACTTTTTCTTTAAAGAGCTTTGGAGATATTTGGTTACCATTGGTTTAGTAATATTTTTAGCTATTGCGTCCTCGCCAAAATAATTAAGCATTGCAGACATTCCAGTCCTGCGTACGCTCAATGTGGTGGGTTTGACTCCACGCTCTCTCTCGTGATCTAGAAAAAGTTTCGATAGCTCACCTATGGTTATATTTGTTTCTGTTCTAGCATCGCTTATATCGGCTAATTTCTGTGCTAGAATGAGTTCAGCTTCCTTCCTGGCCTGTTGACTACCACGAGAGAGAAGACATGTCACACGTTTGATTTTGCCCGTTAGTGGGTCACGGTAGCGTTGATACCACTGATACTTTCCAGACTTCATTTTCTTAGGCTTTCCTATTGGGTAGGTTTTCATTTTGTCCTCCAGGAAAAATAAAAGCGCCTTTGCTATCTGCTAGTAAGGGCGCTCTTTTAGCATGCCCTCATTAATTTTCTAACTGTCTCAAACATTCTGTTAGGTATTTCGAAGGCTTGCATGAAGCTGCAAACATTGTCGTATTCCACACCGATTAGGGTTGAATAATTCCAGATGATTTTAGTGGCGAACACATCAGCTTCATGTTCCATTTTTATTTTAATTGTAGGTGCGGCTAAAGAACTGCATCTGTGCTGCAACACGATGTGTCCTATCTCGTGGGCTAAGATGAAAGGCGATTCAAACCGCCTGGCCCAATTTCCGTTGAAGATGATAATTCTAGACTTAGCATAAGAAACAGATGGTGCGTTCGAAGGTAGAGTAGCATCGTAGATAACACCAATCCCTGCCTCTAAGGCGTAATTCATCAAGTATTCTAGTAAGTCATTCATGGGCAGATTTTTTTCTCTTCCTTATATAGGTTTCTGCCATCGATCTGTAATAGCTTTTCAGATCATCGGGTAACTCTACGCCTCTATAAGAAAGCGGCTCATCTTCCCCGAGATCATAATGAACAGCTGGTTCCTTGACTTCCCAGATTCCACTGTCTCTACCTAATAGGTAGTCAGTGGAAACATCGAAGAAGTCTGCCAGTGTTACGATCATGTCTACGTTTGGTTCCCTAAGTCCATACTCCCAATTGGAATAGGAAGTATTTCCTACGTGAAGTCTTCTAGCGACTTCTGCCTTACTAAGGCCCAGCGATTCTCTCAGTTGTGTTAAACGGCTGCCAAGTGCTTTGCTCATAATGCACACCTCCATTCAGCAATGTACACGCTCTGAGTTATTTCTTTAGACTAAGCTTAGACCAAAGTAAGCACTTTTACAATATTTCTTAACAAAAAGAGAAAAAAAGGTTGCACTTTTCTCAGAAGGTTGTATCCTAATATGTGTAAGGCAAACACGAAAGGAGGAAGCTAGATGACAGTAATTAAAAAAGGAGCTGGTCATATGCTAAAAGAAGAAATTGACAAGCGAGGTCTACGCTATGCGTTCGTTGCTGAAAAGGCTGGGGTTGCTCCTCAGACATTAAGCAAGTATTTGCATGACCGTATTCCGATCAATGTTAATAATTTGTATAAAATCTGCCACGTGGTGGACGTAGATTACAAAAAATTTTTAAAGTAATTCTTCCCATAAGGTGTAGAATTTAGGAAGGAGTTTCTCGCAAGGAGAAAGACAGCTAAAAAATGGAAGAACTTATCAAGATCAAAACAGAAAATGACCAGCAGCTTGTGTCAGCTAGAGACCTGTACAAGGCATTGGAAGTTAAGAAAAGATTCAGTGCTTGGAAAGAGCAGAACTTTAAAGACTTTGAAGAAGGTGTTGATTTTTTGGGCGTACCTGAAGGTACACCCATAACTAATGGTAACGGCAGAGTTCAATACCTTGATGACTACTACGTAACGGTAGACATGGCTAAGGAACTCTGCATGATGTCAAAGACACCTAAAGGTAAAGAGATCCGGCAATACTTCATTAAGGTAGAAAAGGCTTGGAACGATCCACAAATGATTATCCAGCGTGGGTATGACTTACTGAAGAATGAGAACCTGCAGCTCAAGCTAGTAATCAAAGAACAAGCACCTAAGATTGGCTACTACGATCAAGTCATTGACAAGAATGGCCTAACTAACTTTAGAGACACGGCTAAGATGTTGGGCTGGAAGCCAAGAGCATTCAACCAAGTGCTTGAAGATCATGGCTATATCTATCGCACTGGCTCAAAGAAAACGATCAAGCCGTATTCAGAATATGTTACTAAAGGCTACTTTGAAATCAAGGATACCAACAGTGGATTCACCCAAACGCTGATTACACCTAAGGGTAGAGCTTTCTTTAACGAAAAGTGGGGGAGGAATAACAGTGAACGTAATTGAATTGCACCCAGCGGAAAACGAAGAGATGGATGAAATGGAATACACACCAATGAATTACATCATGGCGTTGCTTAATCCAGATCATCCCCCTGTGGTTGACGGCAGAGAAATGACTGACTACGAAATTCTGGAGTATCTCAGACAATGCGTCTATTAACAAGCAGGGAAATGATGGACCAGATGAAAGTCAGCCGTCACTTCCTATATGAACTGAGACTGGAGTGCGAGTATAGCCCGTACTCTGATGCAGTAATTAAGTTAGGCAAGAGAACATATCGCTACGATCAAAAACTGTGGGAAGAATTTATGAAATGGCAAACGGAAGAGGAGGCTAACCATGATTAGCATTTGGGAAACAGTATGTTGGTTTGTCTTAGGAATTTTTGCTGGGGCAATCCTTAGCAATCCTAAGAAGTACTTCAACTAAAGGAGGTGATAGGCGTGTCTAAGGAAACTATCAAGCTGCTGGTCAAGGCAAGCAATGCTTTCACGGTGAAAACAAAAAAAAGCTGGCTATCAAAAGATAGTCAGCAACTATAAGGAGATTATATCATGATCGACAACCATTTACAAATGTTGATTGACCTTTCAGATGACTTTGAACAAGCTCTTTACGAAGAAGCTAAGTCTGTTTCAACGTCTCCGTTAGGAGCAATTAAATGGCTTAATAAGATGAGAAGTGCACTGCCGGATGCTTATTCTGGCAGTCGTGACGAAGTAATTAAGTATACGCTGGCTTACAAAGAATTTGATGATGTAGCCAAGCGTATTAGAGAGGAAGCCCTTAGCCGGGGCTGGGAGGATTAATGCCAAGATTTAATTGGGGCGCAGCTCCAGCACCTAAATACCGTTACCTTGTTTATGGCGCTCCAGGTGTGGGTAAAACCACATTAAGTGAGTACCTGCCGGGAAGAGTGTTTATGCTCAGTTTGGACAACTCATTTCAAAGGGTTAACCGTTGGCAAGGCTCAGAAGACATTTGGGCAATTGACCCAAAAGCGCCTATTGAGGACTTGCAAGAATTTGCGGTTGAGTTTAACCCAGATGAATATGATTGGCTGGTGATTGACAACTTGTCCAACTTACAAAAGCTTTGGTTTGTTGAAAAGGCTAACGAGACTAGCAACCACCTGGATAACAAGCTTCAACACTATGGAGAGTTCACCAACTGGGTAATCCGTTTCATCTCTAAGATGTTCAGTTATAACCTTAATATCTTGGTTACGTGCTGGGAAGGTGACTTCGATGTAACGGAAGCTAACGGACAAACTTTCCAGCAGCATGCTCCAGATCTTAGAGCAAGTGCTAGAGACTACCTTATGGGCAACTGCGATGTGGTTGGACGTATGGTAGTTAACCCTAAGACTGGTGGTCACGGCCTTGTTTTAGAAGGTGACATTGGCACCTATGCTAAAAACCGCTTAGACAATCGGAAGGGATGTGAGGCTAGTGAACTTTTCCTTGTTCAATTACCAGAAGAAACTGGTGACGGAAGCACGGCAGGAACTAGCCCAGAAGAATAAAGGGGTTATGATTGTCAGCCCGCCTGGGTCTGGTAAGTCAGTAGTCATTGCTGAAATTGCACGGCTGACCGCCTTAAAAGGAAACAGAATTTTATTCTTTGTTCATAGGCGAGAGTTGACCAGGCAGATTGAGGAAGCCTTTATCAGCAACGGTGTGGATATGAGCAAGGTGACAATTGATACAGTTCAAAGAGTTTGGAATCATATCCAATCTTTAGAAAAGCCGTCATTGATTATCATTGACGAAGCCCACCATAGTAAGGCCAAAACCTATAAAAAAATCCTTGAGTATTGGCCAGATGTTCCAAGGCTGGGCTTCACTGCAACACCATGGCGAATGAGCGGCGAAGGATTCACTGATGAATATTCGTCAATGGTTGAAGGCCCACAAGTCCAGTGGCTGATTGACCATAACCGCTTAGCACCTTATGACTACTACGCAGTTCCATTAGGTGACTTTAGCAAGCTTGCATCACATGGCGGCCAAGATTACACTGGCAGTTCTATGAATGAATATATGGAAACTGTTGCCTATGGTGACTTGATCGGCAACTGGAAAAAGCATGCTGGGGGCAGACAGACAATCTGTTATACACCTACGGTTGCTACGGCTAGAGAAGTTGTCCAGCGCTTTCAAGAAGCTGGAATTTCCGCAGCCGAAGCTGATGGAAAAACACCAACTGCAATCAGAGATGAGGTTATGGAGGGCTTTAAGAGTGGCAAATACCAGGTCCTTGTAAACTGTGACCTCGTTTCAGAAGGGTTCAACGTTCCAGAATGTTCATGCGTGATCTTACTTAGACCAACTAAGTCATTGGTGCTGTATCTCCAGCAGGCAATGCGTTGCATGAGATACCAACCGGACAAGAAGGCTATCATTCTCGATCACGTAAACAACTGGGAAAAGTTTGGACTTCCCAATCAAGACAGAGACTGGACTCTGAAAAGCCGCAAGCGTGGCAAATCACGTGAAGGTGACAGCGAAGTCAGCGGCATCTATCAATGTAGCTATTGTATGGGTGTATTCATACGAGATGAAAACATTGTTAGTGAAACTGACGAAGTGAAAATAATTGAGTGTCCGTATTGTGGTCAACAGTTCGAAATCAAGAATGAACGTAAAGATAAAGATCTGGGCGCTGATGATGGAATGGAACTCAAAAAAATCCAGGAAGTCAACAGCGGGCACTTTAAGACAAGCAAAGTCATCAAGCTGAAAGACTGCAAAACATATGCTGATCTGGAAGCATTCGCAAAACAAATGAAGTATAAGCCTGGCTGGGTCTATTACCAAGCCAAGGCAAGACATTTATTGAAATAAAGGAGACTATAAAATCATGGCATTATTTGTTACTCAACGTGTTGACAAGAAGAACAACGACTTCGAACCATTGCCGGAAGGCTACTATGAAATGACTATTGACTCAACTGGCCCAGATGCAACTAAGGGCGGCACTGAATATATTAAGGTAGCTCTCCGTGTTCGTAAAGACCTCGATCAAGCTCTGCCAGAAACTAACGGCAAGTACCACAACCGCTTAGTCTTTGCCAGTGTGTGGAGACGTAAGGCAACTGGTCAATATGACGAAGGTGATTTGAGTTCTATCACTCAAGCTGCTGGTTATGCTCCGGGCACTCCAATTGAAGATTGGAACGACTGGTCACAAAAGCTTGAAGGCAAGAACGTTCGTGTAAAGGTTAGCGTTTCTGAGGACACTTACCAAGGCAAGACTACTAAGCGTAACCAGGTGTGGCCTTCAGATTTTGAACCAACTCAATTCCCTACGCAAGCGCAAATGCAGTCACAATCGCAGCCGCAACCACAACAACCTGGTCCATTTGCACAACCGCAAGCGCAAGTTAACGATAATGACCTGCCATTTTAGTTAAACAGGAGAGTCCGACATGCAAACATTCTATGAAAATATTCCCGATGAATTGAGACCACTCAAGCGCTGGGGACTGTTTGAATTAAAGTTTGAGCCGAGTCGAAATAAAAATACAAAAATTCCTATCGATGCAATGACGGGCAACAATGCCAAGACCAACGACCCTTCAACTTGGTGTGACTTTAAAACAGCCAAGGAAGGTCTGGAAAAGAACAGCCGAGCGTCTGGCTTGGCTTTCTTTTTTGGCGATGGATATGTTGGCCTGGACATTGACCACATTGCAAACGATATTGAATTGAAGGAACTGGGAAACGCTGAAAACGAAGTCGATGAGTTCATCAATCTGACCGATCATACTTACGGTGAAATCAGCCAATCTGGTGAAGGTCTGCACTTCATTTTCAAAGGGAAAATTCCAGGCAAGCGTAGACGTAAGAGCAACTATGAAATGTACCAGGACGGCCGTTTCTTTGCCCTTACTGGCAACATGATTACTAGCAATACAATTTCTGAACTGAGCAGCGATCAAATGACTACATTATATACTCGCTTGTTCGGCAAAGAAGACAAGGTGATTGATCTGCACCCACAAGATGAGACACAAGCCATTGATCTACCAGTTCCCGATATAATTCACAAAATGCTAGATAGTTCAAAAGGCCAACGTGACCGCTTGTTCATGCAAGGTGGCTGGGAAAAGATTTATGCCAGCCAATCAGAAGCTGACTTAGCCTTTGCCAATGATTTGGCATTCTGGACTGGCAAGGACCCAGAAAAGATGGACACGATCTTCAGAAACTCAGCCTTAATGCGTGATAAGTGGGATGAGAAGCACGGTGCTGTCACCTACGGTGAAATGACCATCAACAAAGCAATTGCCGGGACTACTAGCGTATATCACCCAACATCAGATGTTGCTGGTCCATTCGTTGACAACGTGTTTAAATTCAATGTTCCTCCAGAATCAGCTGAAAGAGCTAAGAATGCTGAACATCCACATCGTTCATATGACGATATGGGTATGGCTCAGAGATTCCAGGACCGCTGGCCGGACACGTTCAGATATCTGGTAGCTGACAAGGAATGGTACTACTACGATAAAGACACCGTGTGGAAGAAGGATGACCGCAAGAACGTTGAGAAGGCCTGTGACGTAGTAATTAACGAACTGAAAGATGAACCACTTTTCGTCCCAGAAGGTGTAAGCGAAGAAGATGCGGCTAAAGCCTTTGCCAAGTTTAAAAAGCACATGCGTTCTCGCGCTGCCAAGGAAGCAATGATTAAAGAAATCATGCACCTGCTGGCGGTTAGTCACGGTGAATTTGACCAGGACCCAATGCTGCTGAATGTTAAGAATGGCTATGTTGATCTGACTGACGGTACTCTCCATGATGCAGACTGGACAAAAATGTTTTCCCGGCAGGCATCAGTTGAGTTCTCACCAACCGCAGAGTACGATCACCCAATGTGGGATAAATTCCTTTATCAAACGTTTGGTGGCGACCAGGAAGCAATTGAATATATCCAAAAAGCAATTGGCTATTCATTAACTGGCCTTACATCGGAGCAGGTATTGTTCTTTTGCTACGGCAAGGGGCGTAACGGTAAATCACTAATGCTGAAAGTCATCTCTGACATTCTAGGGTCTTACTCCCAAACGATGAGTGCTGACACTTTAATTGTTAAGGGTTCAACTAACGGAGCTAATTCAGACATTGCACGGCTTGAAGGTGCTAGATTCGTTGTCTCCAGCGAATTGAACGAAGGCTCACGACTTAACGAAGGGTTAACCAAGCAAATTACTGGTGGTGACCGTGTGGTAGCCCGTCACCTTTATGGCAAGGAATTTGAATTTGACCCATGCTGCAAAATTTGGATGGCTACTAACCATGAACCGATCATTAGAGGGACTGACGAAGGTATTTGGCGGAGAATCATTATTCTGCCGTTTGACCATATCATTGCCAAGGAAGATGTTGACCCTAAGCTCTACGATAAGTTAATGAGTGAAGCGGTAGGCATCCTCAACTGGGCGGTCGAAGGTGCTATCAAGTATCAACTCGAAGGACTTGATGTACCAGAAAGCATTAAGTCTGCTGTTGAAGATTACCGTGGTCAGATGGACGAAGTACAAGCTTTCCTGGAAGACGAAACTGCACCGTGCGAGGGTGCTCAAGTCTCATCGAAAGTCCTTTACTCAAAGTTCCAAGACTGGGCTAGAAGAAATGGCGAGTACGTGTTTAGCCACAAGGCGTTTAGCCAAAAGATGAAAGATAAGTGTAAAAAGAAGCATACAAGAGTTGGGACAGTTTACCTGGGAATCAGAACAACTGAAACTGTAATTGGAGATACTGCCAAGGAGGTGCAATAGCAATGGCATTAATCACATTCAGAGCTGATGCTAATGCAATGGTGGTAACTGAATCGTACGAGGACTTAGTTCCCATGATTGCTACTCATAAGTTTGTGGAGGTCCATGAAAAAGGACGGCCAGAACAAACAAGTAAGTTTCTGGTAAACACTGAAAACATTTTGTGGGTTAAGGAGTAATCAATTATGCTTAGTGACAATAAACATTACCCCCTGTTAGAAAAGCTGGACGATGAAGAAGGTGAATGGTGGGAAAGTTATACCTGTGCAATCACCGAAGATGACGACTGGGAGATGGAAGATGCAGCTGTGCTGGCAATTGCCTATTTGGTGGAGAGTGGATATCTCACTTACGAAGAAGTAACCAAAGCCACGCAAGCATTGGCATGGTGCTCTGAATGGGACATTGGCAAGACAACATTCATTGAACGTGTCATGAAAGATGCAAGCGCAGTTAGAGCGAAAGGTGCGGACTAGCCAATGCACGAATCAGACATTCAAAAATTAACCATGGTGGCCTTATCAAAAGACAACTGCACAGTGTTCAGAACAAACGCAGGCAAGTTTCGCAGCATGGACGGTAAGAGAATTATCCAGGGCTTGCCAGTCGGTCACTTCGATTTGTACGGGTTTAAGCATGACGGCGTCAAGTTGTTTTATATTGAAATGAAAGACAAGACAGGTAAGGCTAGAGACAGCCAGATTAGGTTTCATGAAATGCTTAGCCGCTGGGGAGTTATCCACGGCATTGCACGAAGCCCAGAGGATGCGTTGAAGATTGTAGACGAGGAGTTAGTAGGTTATGGTTTCGACAGATAAATGTGCTGAGTGCAAGACACCACTCGAAGACGGGCAAGAGTGCTGGAATATTGACGGCTTTACGCTTTGCAGCGATGATTGCCTGGTAGATTTCATGATGGAGTATTACTGCCCAATTAAAGAGGTTTACCATGGTTGAGCAAATCAGAATGATGAATGCTTACCTGCAGGCGGCTTTAGAAGGCCGTGAGCAGACTTGCAGAGAGATTGTGGTTAATTACGCACATGTCTACCGCAAGCCCGTGAGAGACGTGCTGGCAATGATCAGCGTGGGTTTAATGGACCCAACTGGGTTCAGTCATAAGGAATATAACAAGATTAAAGAAATGATTATTAAGCAAGTACCTCCACGCTGGGGACGGCTGGGGTTTAATAGCGAAGAAGAGATGAAAGAAAATGAGCAAAGATACAACAACGATGAGCAAGCTTAAACAAGCTGAGGAATTGGTCCACAAGGCAGTTAAAGAGTGGAATAAAGGCGATCCGGACAAGGCCGTCTATAATGAAAGTCTGCGTAAAGCAAGACACCTTATCTTTGAAGCTTACTATAGTGAAACGAGGGGCTTATGATGGGCAATGAGGTGAAAGTATTTAGCAATGGCAAGATTGACTTGCCTGTAAAAGAAATTGACGGCCAGGTTTACTTTGATGCTGAGGCAGCCGCAATCGGATTGGGATTGACTGACAGCAAGGAAAATAAAGCCTATGTAAGATGGGCAAGAGTCAGAAATTATTTGAATTCGCCACAAGTGGCGAAAGGCTCTTGGATCACTGAACAGCAATTCTACAAACTTGCATTCAAAGCCAACAACACTGTGGCCGAAGCTTTCCAAGATTGGGTAGCTGGTGAAGTTTTACCTGCAATTCGCAAGCACGGCGTGTACATGACTGACCAAAAAGCTTACGACCTGGTTAACAACAAAGATAGCTTGATTGACTTGCTGGAGCAGGCCGCTAATCAGCTGAAACAAAAGGATATTCAGATCAGCGAAATGAAACCGAAAGCGCTGTTTGCTGATTCAGTAGCCAGTTCAGAAACCACAATTTTGATCGGGGTGCTTACAGTTGAACTGTTTCGCAATTATAACGAGTCCCAGGAAAGATTTATAAATGTTCTTCTCAAGCATGTTGACCAAAACGTTTGTGATATCAAACAACTGATTGAATCATGCGGCCAGATCGATGACCTGGGCATTGAAGTAAAAGTCTGCCAGGAACATGTCAACCACACAATGGACATGATCGAAGAACTTAAAGCTAAGCGGTCAATGGATATTCTGGACAAGCTGAGAGAGGAGAGCGATGAATGAGTATTGTATTTGACGTATTGTTTGGCTTAATCGTTGCCGCAAGTTTAATTGGCTGGGGGGTGTGGATTATCGATGATTAGCTACAAGGACACAATCAGAATTAAGGCATCAACGGCTATTACCAGCATTGCCAATAAGGTTGAAGGTCAGTCATTATTATTTGCAGGCACTGAGCTGATTACCGAGCTGCTAGCCAGCGGTGTAAATCCTAATTTGTTAGATCAAGCCGTTAAGACAGTCAATGAAAAGCTGGAGGGCAATGAGTATGAGTTCTATTGATGTCACGATACCTGACGGTAAGGCAGTTGAAGATTGCGTCAAGCAAGCATACTTAGGCAAACCTATTGAGATGCCTGTTAAATTGACCATACGGGCTGTCTCAGCCATTCCAAGATCGTATACGGCTAATCATGCTGAGGCATGTTTAGCGGGGCTAGAATGGCCCTCCAAGCGCCTTGACGTAAGCCAGGTGTGCAAGTCACTTGAAGGGCTTGCTTATGACGACATCAAGCGTGTGGCAATGATCGATGCAGCTAAGGTTTATGGCGGTGAAAATAAGATCGATGTAAAAGTGGAGGCTTTATGTTACTGACAGCATTTATTTATCTAAGCTGGGGCGGGTTGATTGTGGCTATTGCATTCTTGATGTGCAAGCCCAACCCGTTGACCATGCTGATTTTCCTGGGCTTCATGCTTGCAGCTTACTGGTCGGTGATGATCGTATGATTTTTCCAGAGATTGATGTGAAGCAGACAGCATTAAACGTACAGACCTTTTTCAACGACACGGTACCACGGATTTTGAATTTGGCTGGGCGGTCTATCAACGACTTGACCAAGCCCGAAGAATGGCAAAAGCATTACCAGGAAGAATCAACGGGCAATGAGTATGAGCAAGCAGTTGATGCACTGATTGAAGCGATTGGTATTATGCGTGATGGAGATGTCTACCACTACCACAGAACGCTGTTGATTGATTGTTATATCAAGCGTAAGAGTAACCTTGATGAAGAAATTAAACTGAGACTGGGTGAACGGACAGTTAATAAATACCGCCAGCAAGCATGCGCTGAATTTGCTGAATGCTTTGAAGGCGTAAAGGCAAGACGAGGTTTAAACATAGATAGTATGCTTGTAGAAACGTGCGGTGAGTGTGCGGTATGAATGCGGTGCTCATGCACTAAGTCGAAGATATCATTAAATAGTACTCATATGAGTACAGTGTCTCAGCGTGATGGGTGAAACTAATAAATTGTCTGTGACCTCCTTTTTTACTTTCAAACATTGGGTTATATTTTTTCGATAGCATGTTTTCATTGTAGTGAAAATCCTTTCTAATTAAGTGACACGACACCATAGAGAGCCGCTGGGTGCAAGCCCCAGGTCGTGCATTGCTGTGATCGGTGTGGAAAGCCGTGAACAGCAAATTGTAAACTGTAATTTAAATTTAGTACTAGATCTCATTATTTTTTTATTGCAGTTGTGTTTCGGTTGAAAGCTGGTTCGATTCCAGCGCACAACTTAGCCCAGCTTCCTCCAGCTGGGCATTCTACCTCACCTAAAACAAACCATTAAGTTAGGACTTTAAGTCTGGTTCGATTCCAGACAATGGTTATTTTTGTTTAAGGAGCAATCATGAAGCGTAAACTAACTTTGCTAGGCGATAAAGGCTATCCACTCTACGTCATGCACTTTAGTCAACTGTGTCCAGACAAGGCATACCTGGACTTGAGAAAAGCCGCAGAGCGGAAAACATGCTTTAAGTTTGATAAAGGCATCGATTATTTAACACTGATCGGTGACGGCTATCGAAAGTTTAAACTCAATTGGCAGTGGATTAATCAACTAGAGAAATATAGATAGAAAGCAGATAACCTATGGAAACATATAAAGGTTACACTGACAAGCTGGCGGATACCTTAGCTAAAAAGAACGCAGCCTACGGTGACGCATTTGGCAAGAGCATTGAAAAGTACGGCTACATTGCGGCACTGGTGAGAATGTCAGACAAGTGGAATCGGCTAAATACCTTGATGATTGATAGTAACGGCATAGATAACCTGGGCGAATCAATCCAGGACACCTTGCTTGATCTAGCTGGGTATTGCGTTTTGACCATGGCGGAGTTGGACAATGAGGATAAACACTAAGCACTACCAGATTATCCACGACTGCGAGAAGCGGTATGGTTCAATTATGGCTACTCCAGAGTGTGAACTGCGGCAACTGCAAACTGAACTGAATCATGAAGAACATCCAGACATCCCAATCAAGTGGACAGACAGCAATCGAGAGAAGTTTGAACAAATGGTAATCCAAATGGTCGATGAAGGATATTCAGCCAATGCAATAGCCGGTGAACTAGGAGCTGGATATTCCACGGTGAAGAGGGTTATAGCCAAATACAACTTGACCGTAAAGGGTAACTTCCGCTGGGTTCTGACTGACGCTGTGGGCAATGTCTATTATGCTACATCAAAAGGCCAAGCCCGCAAGTACTTGCTTGGTGGAACCGTAGGCGGCAATCACGATTGGATTGAGCGGCAACTTGTAAACGATGGTTATACTGTCAAATACAGACAATCAATCTGGGCTGACATAGCTAACGGAGATTACTACATTACACCACATGGCTTGTTCTTGAAGCATGGAGATGACAGCTATGAAAACTAACAATTTTAGTTTACGCAGCTTCCCAGATGGAACGCAGACCACGATCAGTGACAACGAGATTATGCTTTATGGAGCTGATGGTAAAGAGTGGGCTAGGATTATACGAACAGACACTGAATTAATTCCGTTCCCAACTGACGATATACCGAACGATTGCAAAGAAATTCTTAAAAATGTTTGCAAATCGGCAATGAAAGGTATATAATAGACTTATAGGTTATTTCTTAGGAGGTGAAATGGTGTCTATTAGCAAACGTGAACGGAATGCTAAACGCTATATTGAATCTTTGCTTGAAGACTATCCACACTATGACGAATACGTAGAGCAACGGAGATTTGAACTCCAGCACCCATATGTAGAGCCGGACGACAATGTGGGTGGGGGTCGATCTAGCAGCAGTACACCTTATCAAGAACGATGGATTGTAACGCTTGATGAAGACAAGCGGCTGAACGCATTGAGACAAGAGCACACGGCAATCCGGACTTGTTTTGAAGAGGCACCAGAAGAAGTACAGACAATCTGTAAAGAACTGTATTTCAAACCGTCAAGACTGAGAAATGCACACACCATTTCTGACTTAGTAATGCAAGGAAAAGTCCTTGTAAGCCGTGCAGACGGCTATAGGAAATGGAACGAATTTATTTTTGATGTAGCTAAAGAGCTACATTTGCCAATCTAGTAATTAATATGTCATTTGACGAGTTATTGTGGGTCACTGCATTTTGGAAATTCAGACTCACATGACTTCGGCTATAGTGTGGGTGGAACTGCACTATAGTCTTAAACCCTTGCATAGCGCTCTACTGCGGAGTAGGGATGCTATACTCAAGCGATGACGATCAACTGATCCGAGCGGGTTATTATAGCCGGTATAGCCGGCTTTTTTCATTTGTGGAGGTATTTATGCCAATTTATTTTTGGGTAGGGCTGGTAATTGGATTGTTTAGTCCATTGCTAAGTTTCCTTTCAGTTACGTTGACAGATTCGATTAAGCCAGCCGTAGCATTATTTTTGGCAGGGCCGCTGCTAGGCTGGCCTTTGGTAATCGTAGGAGCACTGGTAAGATGGCTTGGTTAGTGTTGACGGTAGGCGGTGATTAAATGAAATTCATTGATTTATTTGCTGGGATAGGCGGCTTCCACGCTGGGCTAGAAAAAGCAGGACACACCTGCGTTGGCTGGGTAGAGTGACACACAGCTCTACAAGCAAGCCGGGAATGCTGTCAGTGTTTCGGTGGTTTACGATATAGGAAAGAAGTTGCACTTTGCTTGACGGTTTAATCGTAATGTTTCTTGGGCTACTTATAGTAGCAATAGGCGACAGCGTTAGCATTAGTCGACATTTTAGAGCGGCTGACTTTATTATTACTGTAGGTGTGATCATTGTCATTGTAGGTTTAATGACTTTAGGATTTGGCATATATGCTAAATGGTATGCTTGAGTTTAGAGGCGGAAGCCTTTAAACTTTTTTTGTTTCTTCCTATATTGCCACATGGTGTGTTGACTCTTCACCTTGCCAAGTGTACTATAGGGTAAAAAAGGAGGGCAACACATGGCGATTACCGAAGCTAGAAAAAGAGCTAACCAAAAATGGAATGAAGCTCATAAAGAAGAAATGCGTTACCTGCAATATCGATCAAAGGCAAGAAAGTTTATTAGCGATCTAGCCAATGATGATGACCTCAGAGACCTGGCAAAACGTATCAAGGAAAAGCAAGAAAAAAAGTAAAACTTTTCCTTGCAATGTACTTGTCAAGGTGTATAATAGAGAGCGTAAAGGAGGAAAACTAAAATGTTATACAACGTAAAGGTAAATCACGACGATTTAGGTGAATTTGAATCAGCTGAAAAGCTTTGGCAAGCAATTAGCGAGGCAGACCTGGTGACTGGTGATCTTGCTGACTGGGAAGACATTGACGACAGCTCAGTGCCTTCCTTGTTGAAAGCAGCCCAGGACCAGGGCTTTATCGATGACTACGATCTGGAAGAAATTCCCGACCGTGAACCGCTGGAGGATTACCTGGACAACGCTTTGGATTATCCGGAACAAGTAGGTGCCGATCTGGCAGCCGTGCTGACTGGTGCTCGTGAATTTGCCGGGCTGAAGATTACTGACGATCAAATCAAGGAATATGTTCGCCAATACAATGAAGGCGCAGATAGCCACACTGGACTGTATGATGAAATTATGGACCAAGTTGTACGTGCTATTGAAAGTGTGGACTACGATAAGCTGGTTCGCTGGACAGACTGGGTAGGCGGTGACGATACTGCTGCTAACTTGTTAAGTAAATAATCGATAGCTCCCCAAAAAGCTTGGGGGGCTATTTTTTTATGCTTTAAAAAAGCTTAGGGGGTGTTTTTTCTGAGTTCAAAAAAGCCTGGGGGGTGATTTTTGGGAGGCAAAAATTGACTGGGGGGTGTTTTTTCTAGGACTGAATTTTGACTGGGGGCGTTTTTTGGCAGCCGATTGTTGACTGTGGGTGATTAATGGTAGTGAAGTTAGACTGGGGAGTGTGATAATTAATATACTGGGGAAGGTGACACACGATCTATCCATGCAGCCGAAACACAGTGATTGCCCGTCAGACAGCCATAATACGGCATGTGAGGCGTTTTAAGCAAGCCTGTGGTAGGGGTTTACCTATGGTCTATACTGAAACGGCTTAAAATTGATTCTATGGCGTTCTGAGCGGCTATATCCACACGGAAATACATAACACAAAAAAGACAGCCAGCGCTTGAGGAAAGATTGCTGACTGCCTTTATATACTGTATGATTGTTAGCTCTCTCTTTAGTGCACTTGGGGAGAGCAATTCACCAAAATATTGGATGGGAAGCCGTGCTAGCTTACGACTTCCGACATCTACTCTACCACACCTGGTCTTGATTGGCAAATAAAAAAGTACTCGCTGTTTGGTGTCAACGAGTACTAAAGCAGACGGTCCCGACACTGGCCCGGCCTATGTAACACCAAAGCTCCATAGGCAAAGCACCAGCTGGGTATGTCTGCAAGCCACTAAACGGCATGTGGCATATAAAGGGCAACTGGCTGATAGGACCCAGTGCCCTTTATATAAAATACCGTTCCTGGTCCGCCACATGAAGGCATGGGGCAATTAGCACACCATACGATCATACAAAGCGTGAACGGCTTGTATATCTAGTATACCATAGCCAATCATAAACTGACAATCAGCCGACCAACCAAGCGAACGATCTGGTGGCCGGCCAGGCTGCCGACTGCGGAAATTCTGCGGAAATTTTTTTAAAAAAAAATCACCCCAGTTGTACAGCAAATCCTCCTAAGGCGAAAATAAAAAAGGTGAAAATCGGTCAGACTTAGAGCTATAATTATATTCTCAGTAAGAATTAATTTTATTTTAATGTAAGCCTTTTCAAAAAATAACGCTTACAATATATGAAACTTAAAAAGTATAGTTTACCTTTTTTGACGCTCCAGCTGCCGGGGCTATATAAGGAAGAAAACAGAAAATTTTGTGTTTCTTCCTATTATATGTGGTTTCGGCGGCCGGCCGCTTTGCCCCTACTTCTTTTTTACCACGCTTTTTTTGATCACTGGCAGGCAAGGCGGGCCGGGGCTTGATACAGCGCCAAAAACTTTTTCTTAAAAAGTCTTGCCAAAGGCTTGCATTACCAGTGGTTAGATGTTAGTATTAAGTATCCTATAAAAAAAGGAGGTGAAGCCCTTGACCGACAAAAAAGCCAAAGGGGCCGCTTATATGAGAGAGTACCGGGCGCGCTTGAAAGCAAACCCCGAAAAGGCGGCGAAAGAGCTACATAGTAGAAAATACAGTTCAGTGAAAAGCTATATCAAGCTTCACGCTACTATAAAAGAGCTTGGCGAAATACGCCAGCTAGCAGCTGAAAGACACAAAAAGCTACTAGCCGAAAAGAAAAAATAAAAAAAGGCTTGCATTACCAGTGGTAATGAGTATAATTAAGAGTGTAAGAAAAAAGCCCACGGGGGCAATTGGAACCTGGCCCCGTGAGCTTCAAGAAAAATATATACAGACCTAAAAGGACTGTACTACTATAGTACAGTAAAGCTCCTTTTAGGTCAAGCCTAGAAAGGGGCTTTTTAAAATGTTTGAATTTCCAAAATCAGCTATTAAGAACGGCCCGGCCGCTGCTATGAGCGCGGCCAACGGTGAAAAGGAAGGCTGGCAGCTCGTAGCGCCTGGCCTTGCCTGGTTCGAATTTAAGGACCCTTCAGAGTCTTTATATCTCGTGCCTAGTCAACGCGGCAAAGGCCGTAAATACGCCGTTATAACGTGGGAACCGGGCCAGCGCAATTCCGCCAGTGTCTACCTAGTCAACTCAATCTCTAAATTGGAAAAAGCTAGCCGGCTACTTGGTGAAGCGCGCCGGGTTATCACGGGCCAGGAACTGGCAGAACTTATCGAACCTGCTAAGCCGGCTAAGAAGACTAGCCAGGCCAGCGAAAAAAAGGCAGCCGCTAAGACTATAAAGCCGGTCAAGACTGGCCAGGCTGAAGCTGTAAAGCCAGCACCTAAGAAGCCAGTACAGCCGGCAGACCTTCCATTTAGCCCGGGCTTGGTAGCAGACAAGGCCGGAAAAATCACGATTGCCAGCCTGCTAAACGCTGGCAAGAAATATGTTAGCTACTGCCTGCCGGCTGATTTCTCTTCCCGGTTTAAGAAGTACAGCGCCGATAATCAGCTACTACTTTACTTACAAGGCGGGCCAGACCTGCCAGCCGTTAGGACCTATAGGGGGTGGCTGAAAGAAGGCCGGCAGGTAACCAAGGGGCAGCACGGGCTAAAAATCCTGGCCCCGCGTATGGTGATCAAAGAAGACGGAACGAAAGCAATTGACGGCTTGCGGCTTGTAACGCTTTTCAGCGTTAAGCAGACCGAACTAGCAAGCCAGGAAGCATAGGGGGACTTTAAAAATGAATACTAAAGAATACATGACTATCGTTACGCACTCGAACAACAACAATTAAAGGAGGCCACCAACGATTTGGCAGACTTTGCGGGCCGCAAAGATGTTGACGGGTTTTTAGATTATCTTGACCACCCCGAATTATTCAGCAACCATGACTACGTAATTAACTTCGTGATTGACTCACAAAGGGAATTAATTGGCTGCCAAATTGAACTAGCAGCCGGCGGCCCTACTACTTGGGCAGATACGCAAAACAAGATTCTAACGACCACTTGGAACGGCGGGGAAATTAGCCGCGAATTGTCAACAGAAATATGTGAGTTTGTTAACTTCGTTATTTCTGAATATGTTTTTTAAAGGGGCTTAAAAATGACTACTTATAAAAATTACGTAACTAAAGAAATTGGCAGCTTCATTTGGGACGGGTTTTGCGACCCGGCCGGCGTGGGTGTCAACGTTTTTGACATTCTTGACGGGGCGCGACTGGCGGGTGTCGACTTGACCGAAGCGCAAAAAAACAGCGTGCTTGCCCACGTCAGCGACGTTTACGGCTGGACAAGCGAAGACGAAGAAGTCCGGGACCTGATTGCGGACGCTACCGACATGCAAGACTATGAAAAAATGTTCGATTGGTTAGCTTTTGTTATGGGTGATACCACGGCGGCAAACTTAGTCAAGAGTTGGAAAGAAGAAGCGCAAGAAATTCTTGACCGTTTCGACCGTGCTGGCTATGAATGTTTAGACTAAATTGCAAGCCTTGACCTTCACCAGGTCAGGGCTTTTTTATTGCAGTTATTCACAAGCACTTCACTTCTTGACCTGATCTGCCTTGCATGCTAGCACGATACAAACTTGCTGCTCTATAGCGCTTATCATATACCACACAAGCCCGCTTATATAGCACGCTAGACACGATAGAGAGCAAGCCCACTTGCCTTGTCGACTGTCTGCTGCTATCTGCTGTTGTCTTACATGTCTGGCTGGCTCGGTATCCATAGCCCGGCGGCCGGGTATAAGTACCGGGCTTTTAAACCGGGAAAAAATAGGCCACTAAAAAAAGCACGTTCAAAAGCGTGCTTTTTGTTTACAGTCTTATATTAAATAACGATAATTATCTTATTACTGTTATATAGTATTCGATAGCATACTATTAATATTTACTTTACATAATAAAATATATGTTAACTTTACATAATAAAAGATATGTAAAGTACCCCCCTATAGGTAAAAAATACCTTTATCCTGCTGGGGGAG